GGATCGACGGACTCATCAGCAAACTTGTCCAAAGCCTTTACTAGGCCGATTGCATAATCTTCGTCGGTTTTGATTTCTTTAGTAATTTCCGATTCTTTGAAGGCTTCCACATCCCTTATTTTCTTAAGCATCCACACGTAAAAAAGAAGAGCATCTACCACTTCAAAATTGACATAACCCTCTAGAGCTTGGGCCTGAGTTCTTCCATCATTAAAGAAATAGAGACCTAAATCCTGTAAGGCATTATAGTGTCCATAATTGCGAGTTTCCTTCTCCCTGTCGTAAAGAAGGAGTTCTGCAGCTCTTATAATTTGTCCAAATCTAAAGCCATTTAATTGTTTCTCCGTAGAAAGAAAATTAGAAGTTCCGGTTTCGTACAACAAATTGCTTCGCGCGGCTTTGAAAACTTGGACCCCGCGATGTCCGTCGCGTTGCCTATCTGTAGTTGACCAATACAGAGAATCGCTTCGTTCGTCTGCTACCCACTTTTTTCTGTTTTTAATCAATTCATCTTTTAACACAAGAGCCTCAAGAGAACCTCTGGGTCCAGGGTCACCACCGAATTCGAGGCCGAGAAATTCAAGACCCTGATCAGTATAAACAGTATATGCGCCATCAATAGTGCTATAGCTTCTAATGGGTGACCTATCAGTTCCGCCTGTAACCAGCTTGTCCCACGCCATCTTTATTGGGTTGGGGAGGTTTATAAAGCCGCCTTCTTCTGACACCACAATGAGATCTCTTATGAGTTTTGGTGCTGTTGTCATTTTTTAATATCCATAAGTGTTTAGTGCGTCCACCAAGTCAAGAGGTATGTAGTAGATATCTCCCAACTTAAAGTGATGATCTGTTGGCTTATTGTTGTACTGGGCTATTACCCACCAGTAGCGCGAATCACCATAATATTCAAAAGCGAGTTTGTATAGCCTATCTCCCACCTTCCAAGTGCGTGTATCATAGGCCAAGGTCTTAATTTCTTCGACAGAGGGAAAAAACATGTCGGCGGTTTCATATTGATTGATCTTTTTAAGATCCTTTTCCTTGAACCTTTCATCATACAAGATGTTACTATTTTTAAAAATTTTCCTTCCAGATAATCTACTAAATGGCATCTTCTATTCCTTCCTTAATTATTGTTCGCTGATGGCCCTGTCGCATTATCGACGGCTGCTCTTCTTGTATTGTTGTTCTCGGCACCGGATTGGCTTTCTGGTCCGGGAGAGCCATTAGAGGGTCTATTACTATTTCCAGCTCCGCTTGATCCTCCAGATTCTTTTGAATAATATTTGCGCGTAGTGTTAATGACGGCACCACCCAGCGTAATATTTATTCGCTTGGGAACAACTAATTTTGTTGATGCATCAGCCTGTATATCTCTCGCTCGATCTCCATAGGTTACAGTAATAGAATTGGGGGCAATAAGTACGGGCGTGTTAGGATAATCTTGAACTATTAAATTTCTATATTTAATTCTCAAAAGTGGAGATTCAATGATGCTTCCATTTGAATATTGTGGTCTTGCAAATTTTCCGAGAGCTAAAATAGCTTGAAGCTGTTCTTCGTATTGACAAGGGTCGGTACCCGGCTTGAGAGGCCACGATAAGTTAATTGTTTCGCCTGTGGCCTGATAAGTTTGTATAGCGTCCTGTCTACCATAAACATCTACCGATTCCCAGCTGATATTGTAAGATCGGCTAAAATCGTCTATGCCATCTCGAAAGATTAAGAACTTTCCTGTGGCCACCATTTGTATGACCAAATCATTCGGATTGTCTTCAAAAGGGTTTGTCATCTTACTTTATTCCTGCTCTAGAAGCGTTTAGGGTGTGATTTACTGGACGAGATGAATATTTATCATCTACACCACGGATAACGTAATCAAATAATTGTGGTAATCCATTTTCTGCACTAACCTCTAGCTGTATCTTGTTGTTCATTTGTACGCCCTCTAGGGCTTCCTTGACTGCTTTCGCAACTTCATCGCCGATAGATACTGCCATAGACTCCATGTCTTCCTTTCTGTTGAAGCCTCCGTTGTTCACTTCGGTTTCGGGGGAGCCTCCGCCGAAGACGTAGGATATTGCGCCGGATATAAAACTTAATGCTTTTCCCGCGAGCAGAGAAGCCAAGTCTTTTAGGCCGGTCATCATCTTGCTGATCATCTTGAGGGGGAACATAAAAGCATTCCCTACTGCAGTTATGGCGTTGCCGAGCATCTCGAATACTGCGAGGAGGGACGGGCTATTTCCAGTAAAAATCAGATAGTGGATAGCATTTAAGATCCACATAATAGGATTGAGATATCTATTGGCAAAGGAGAGTATTCTAAAAAAGACGGTAAAGGCTGTAACAATCGCCATGACAGCAGCTGCTACACCGGCTGCGATTCCGGCGAAAACATAGAGAATCTTAGTGAAGATACCCAGATCATTCATGGTCTCTATAATTACCATGAAATTTTCAGCCATCGCGACCAGTGAATCAATAAATACATAAAGAAATCCCGTAATAAGGGGTTCCATGAATTTCACCAAAGAATCGAAACCAGATTGAAAATCGGATGTGCCTTCGAACAAGGCTGCAAATCTCTCTCTAAGGCTTTGGATTCTCTCAGAAAACATTCCGAATACCCCATTTATCATAGCCATAGCTGGCTCTGAAGCCCGTATCATGTCATATAATGATTTAAATAGGATAATTACCCCAGTTACACCGGCCATGACAGCGGTCAGACCCCCCGTGAGAGGTGTCAGGGCTGCGCCTATGAGGAGAATACCACCCACCAAAAACGGAATCGAAGTAGATCCCAACTCTTGGAAGGCTTGGAGCATGCTTTTAACAAAAGATATTACCGGACCAGCGATTTCGACGGCGAATGTTCGCCATAACTGGTTAAATTCTTCCGTAATGGAATTATAGCTCTTAAGGGCCTCTTCTTGTTTAATAATTTCGTCTGTGGTCAGCTTGACTGGCTTTATAACATCATCAAACCTTCCCCTCATAACAAGTGCTAACTCATTGACGCTCTCTAGTCCCATTGCAGATGCTAACATCTTTCGCTCATAGTATTCCATATTATCAAAAGATTTTCCAGCTTGTCTTGCAGCGTCCGACATCATTTTTAGCCTATCTGTAGGGTCTGTTGTCGTAACCATTCGTATAGTACTCAAGTATGGGCCACCCAGGGCAGCGTTTAAACTGCCGACAGAATTAGCAGCCGTATCAAATCTATCAAATTGCTCGGAAATCCTAAGCATTGCATCAATTTCCATATTAGCATTGTGTGCATTTTTGGCCAACTTCTGGAAAACAGCTCCGGCCTTTGAGCCGAAGGCTGCGAGTCGTGGACCCACTGACTGGAATGCTGCGGCCATCTCTTGTGGTGGCGTTTTTAATTCTTTTGCGAGAACAAGCATGGATCTCGTTGCGGAGGCTGCTTCTTCGGGAAGAAGCCCCATTGAATTAGTTAAAAAGTTTATATTTTGGGCCGTGATTTGAGATTCAATTCCCATTTCACCCAAAATTGTTGTTGTTTCCATCAGATCTTTTTGGGCAGATGAATTCATTTCATCAAAATTCTTTATTCCCGTGACCAAAGCTGCGGTTGACTCTCCCGCCTCATCCATTGTTACGCCATACATATAGAGAGATTTTTCTAGAGCCATTATTTGAGTACCGTAAGTTGAGGCTGCGCCTGTTTGTCTCTGGAAAGAAACCAAGGCCGCGTCGGTTGCTCCTACTAGAGCTGTAGTTGCTTCAAACATCTTTTCAACAACAGAAACACCGATGGCCATTGCGTTGAAGTTTTTAGTAATAGAGCCAGAGAAGGCATCAAACATCGCCCCGGCATTAACACCCGCAGAAGCCAGACTAGCTAGATTAGCATTCAATCCAGAGGTTGTTCCCATCATATCGCCTAAGCGGTCACCGAGACCTTTACCCATATTTGCGGATTCTGTTAGGCTATCATTAACTTCGTCAAAGCCGCCCTTGAGGTTTTTTATTCCCTTTTCAAGGTCTTTCGAGAGCTTCATAAGCTGCTTAAAAGCTTCTGTGACATCTTTTGTGGATTCGGCGGTATCTTTTAGTTTTTCTGGGTCTAGATTATCTGACATTCATAGTTTTTCCTTATTTAAACGGCCACTTAATACCCGTCTTTAGCTCGAAAGCTGCTACTGCTTTTTTTAATTTACTTTTCTGTCTGTAAGTTTTAGGATCGTTGAGGCCATATTTCTTGGCTGCTTCGATGTATTTCTTTTCGTTACCAACTGCTCTAGCAAAGGCCTTTACATCTGCTGGCTTTCCTTTGATGGTACTCGATGAACCGAACACTGGAATTCCAAACATTTGTTTTAAAATTAATTCTATCACTGTTCCATACATCCTCAAGAAACTTTCGTTAAGCATGTTTTCGTTCTTCTTTAATTCTTCTAAATCTATTTCAATATTTTTCATTATTAATAATTCCCCATACTTTTGCATCTCAATTCTGTGTTGAGTGATGGAATCGAACCTAGCACATCTTTGCCAATTTCCCTATTGACCTGATCCGGTTGCACGATTTCATAACCGTAAAAATAAAACTTTATGCTACCAACTACGACATCTGAACTTGAATAATCTAAATTTCCCAAATTATAGGACACTGGATATATACCATAGTACACAATTGATCTGGCAGGTGTGGCTGGTGCTCTTTTTGTAGCTGCTGGTGCCGGGTCGTAAATATTAACTATGATTTGTGAGTTTTTAATAAAGATAGGCGAAGGGATTAGACTTGTCCTATCTTTATTTAAGATTTTTGATGACCGGCCTTCAAAAATTCCATCGATCTCTTCGGTGACATTTTGAAAATAATAAGTTCTAAAAATATCTTGTATGTCTTGGGCAAGCTGCGGTGTCATATATAGCTGCAGCTCAAGTTCTGTCATCTGCGGATCTTGAGATTCCATACTTGGACCGCCGGAACCAATGTTGGCTGCATCATTATCATATCCAAAAACAACGTCTGGCATATTTACTGCCTTGATTAATTCTTTACTTATGACGGGTTGCTCAGATTGAGGATAACGCGCCATAAAGAAGGGAGCATTGTCCGTATTTCCAAAATCAGCCTTAAACAAAGTGGTTTGAACATCATACCTAAACTGCTGCATTGGCTGGTAGTTTGCGCTTGTCCAGAAGTTATTTGACATAAAGATAGCTCTCCTTGTCCTAATTAGTTAAAAGCAAGAAATAAATCCCTATCTCTTGCTTTTTGAAGATTTTTTCATCTGATCGCTTTCTTTCTTAATTTGGTCAGCCAATCGGTTAAGGAACCACCTTCTAATGGTTACTGGCAAATTGTATGCCTCGATAAAGCTCCAACCGCCGTGGTACTTTAAAAGAAAGAATTCTTCATACACTTGTTGAATGTAATCATTGCTTAGGCCAAAAAAAGTCAGTGGTGAACGGAACCTCCAAGTCCGTCACGTAGCCACAGTTACTACACTCAAAATCCTGTGTCATATCCACATTTGGGGAGGCCTTCTCATATACCGATCTTAAGAATCTGGAATCTCGTGCCGGGATGACTTTGATAAACTTATTTATCAATTCTTTGGAGGTTTCACCGTTTAGAGACACCACAAGTATCTTTAGAGTATCTGTCAACGTAGTTTCCGGGAGCTTTTTCTTTCTTTTGGACTCGATTAGTCTCGAAAGGTAGCTCTCGTCTTTACCAGTCATCATCTTCATTTCAACAGTGATATTCGTCATTGGAGTGACGGTCACTATGTTCCCATTCTCCGTGATGTTGTATGAATCGTCATCTTCTACATCATCGGCAGTCCTTACTTTCACATTAGCCAAATCAAAAGAATGCTCTACGGCGGTTAAACACGAAGGGCACGTCACCCTCGTTTCGTATTCTGACCCATAACCAGTAATTCTGGTTGCCACAAGCACCGCGTTGCGATCTCCGCTAATTAGTGTTTCTGGGCTGATTCGGTTGTCAATTATCACGCTTTTAAGCAGGCGATCAATGGCTACGCCTTGCTTAATAAGAGTTTTGGAAGAAAGAATATCTTCCTCTTTGGCGGTCATGTACTTGATCTCTATTGATTCTTGCCCATGTAGTGGATGGTTTTCCGGATAATATTGCCCTTTGGAGGGCAGATCCACGAACTCTGTTGGTGTGGCAAAATCAAGCCCACCTGTTTCGAAAACAGCAGCGACAGAATCTGCCGCAGCTGGCGTTGAGTCTTCTAGGCCTGCGGCCAGCTTACTTCGTTTGCTATTTCTAGCCAATTTTCACCTCAATGTTAGTTTATTTAAGAAATTGTCTCTGTGATACGCCGGTTGTGCATGTAGCCCAGTCGTATCGGAATGAAATGCTGATGTCTGACAGATCTTCGGAACTGTAGTCCAAATCGCCCCAGCCAACTTTAGTGATGATCGCATTATTGAGAACCCACTCCTCTTGTGTGGCTCCATCGGCAGAGACCTGTTTAATAACTACTTCACCCAGAACGTTGTTTTCGGCTCCTTTGGAAATAGATTGAAGAGTTTCTTTTGCATCCATAGGACCATTATAGCCTGAAGCTTGTAGAATGTCAAGTAAAATCTCTGTCGCATCTGGAGAAACTGGATCTACTAATGTTAATCCAATCTCATTCCACTCAACGCGACCGGGATAGTAAAACTTGTGTTGCATAAAGTCAACTTCTCCAGTTCCAATGGTAATTTCGGGCTTGTCTACTGTCTTTGCAAACCAGACAGAGCCAATTCCGCCCTGACCTGCTAACTCAACTATAAATCTATATTTTCTCTTTGGATCGACATTTGCGCTTGTCCAAAAGTTATTTGCCATGATTTGTTTTCTCCTATTATAACTATATAGTTATTTTATATTTTTTTAGTCTTCAAAAGCAGCACCCTGATTCGTAATAACGAAGTCAAGTGCGATGTACTCGATAGCCTTTGCGGGCTTCAAGAAAATCTTGGCATACACGATGTTGCGGTCAACCAAGTCTGGGGTGGTTGTGGTCTTGTCCAAAATAAGCTTGTAGTCACTCAAACCTAAGCGTGTCTGAACACTAGCTAGGAATGGGTTAGCCAAACTCTTGAAACGATTCCAAGTTACTTCGACGTTTTGGTCGAAGAGGATAGAATTTGCGAAGATTGATATTTGCTTCTTAACGAAGATCATCATTCTGCGAACATTAATTCTGTCAAGTGCTGAAGGAGTTAATTGTAATGTCTTCTGTCCGAAGATTACAATGCCCTCGTTCGGGAACGAAGCGATTGGATTGATGTTTGCGTCATAAAGGGAATCTCTTTCCTTTGATGTCAATCTCTGGCTTACGTTCAATACGGGGATACCAGCTGAACCTTGGGATAGGCCGCCTCTGTTGAATCCAGCAGGAGCAAACCATACTTCAGTTTGAGCAGCTGAAGAAGCGAATGTTCCTAGTGCAACTACTGAAGGTGGAACCCAAAGTCTGCTGTTAGATGTTACTGTGTCTTGGATTTGAACCCAAGGGAAGTAAGTACACCCGTATGAGTTATTAATTTGTCTGTCTTCCAAAGTTCTCACGGCTTGAGAAACTGTTCCAGCTCTTTGTGTTGCATCGCTGTAAGAAGCTGAATCTTCAGTGAATGGTGTGTAGACGTTCTGAATATCGATTACTGCTAAGGCATCTCCACGATCAGCGCAAACTTGCAACATAAGGTCGGTAATATTGGTATTGGTAATACCGGGAACCGCCATCAGGTTGTATTCTGCTGCTTCGGGATCCGCGAGTAAGTCAATTGACTGTCGGACAGTATTTAAAGCGTAGCTTGTTTCTACAGTCTTGCTGTCCATTCCCTGGTTTCTAAAAGGCTCGATTTCAACAATATTTAATCCATCAAAGCCGCCAAAAAGAGGAGCAGTGAATCTTGTCCATCCGTCATCTACTAAGTCTCTCCAGCTACCAGTGGTAGAGTAGGAAGTTCCTGCAACTCTTGAACCTGCTTCATAATAAGTATAGTTCTTGTCATGCGGCTTAATAAGGTTATCGAGAGAGAAGGCCCATTGAGGTTCTTTGTCGGATGAAGCAATATTTCCAAGAGGATAAACATAGTCTGCATATCCTGCATCTGCTCTATTGCTTGAATAGCCAGCGTTAGTGTTTTCCAAGTAAGCTGCCGCGTTTAATCCGAAGTATGCGTCAGTTTGGTCAACCAAGCCACCGGCTGAAGAAGAAATTCTTAATTGGGCTTCTGGGTAGTTAATGTTAATACCATATGCACCTAGAGTTCCAGAGTCAAAGTAAGCTCCACCAGCAGGAACGTGTCCGGGTCCGTCTTCGCCCTTCTCAAGAACATCTGCACCTGTTGCTGTAGATCCAGTAATGAGAGTATCCTTGATTCTTTCTGGGCCATAGACACCGAATGGTAATAATGAAGCATCGGCGATACCATTAGCAATGGTGTCGTCCACTTCAACTCTTACATATTTAGAGGCATTTGAGTATTCGCCGTACTCTCTTAAGACGGCCTCGGATGCGCTCCATACTCTGTATCTATCGCCGATCTTTTTGGCGATGTAATTATCAGACATAGGATTGAGATTACAGTTAGAGAATCTTTCTACAGTCTCAACAATATTGTCGGTGTCATCAGCTCTTCTGATGATTACAGTGAATGTTCCGTAAGGATTAGCACCCGTGGTGTCTCTAGAGTAAGTTAAATCTTGAATAGAAACTTTTAAGTTGTCTTGAATCCACTTTCCCGGCTCCAAGGCATGCAATTTAAATAGCTTCTGCATTCTATCGGCTGTCCACATTGTATTATCTGTGGAGAGGTCTTGCGAGAAGAACCAGCCTGTTGATGCGTTAGATGCGTCAAGTCGGTAATCGGGTTTTCCTTCATTTTCAAATGGAAGGATCAATCCATAAGCGTCAACAGAAAGGGTTCCCAAATCGAGTTGTTTCTGAATGAAAGACTCGTAAGTCTCACCGAGCCAGTAAAGCTGCTCACCATTCTGGAAAGTAGAAGCAGGAATTACGTCACTGGTGGATTGTGGGTTGGTGTTGAATACTTTTCTGATGAAAGTTCTAGAAGATGGGTCAAAGTTGAATGTAGTCTTTAAAAGAGTTGTTCCGGTAGCATCGCTGTCGTGGATTACCGCTGTGTAATCTGGACCCTTGCTTGATCCCACGTCTGAAGAAGTGAGGAAAAGACCACCGATGCCTTCAGCAGCTGCGCCGCCGGGGAGGGTTCCTGTAAGGCTTACTGCGCCCCCTGATGGGAAATAAAAGACACCCGCAAGAAATGCTTGCTCTGTAGCCCCCACTGTTGTTCCAGAAGGATTACATAAGAATAATCCGTATGCAGAACCGGCTGTTTCGTATGAGGTTGTTAGGTCTAATGTACCCCAACCTGCTCTACCTGCGTCAGTAGCATCTTGATTCTTTTGTCCAGCAAGCCGAACTACGGTAATAGCGTCGTCACTGTTTCTCAAGTAAGCTTGAGCGGCGTAGGCTGCATAAGTTGGACCTTGGTAATTACCATCTCTCCAAACGTCGCCTGTGGCTCGTCCAGGGACTGGATTTCCAAATACCTCTACATATTCTGCAAAAGAGTTAATCTTTACAGGTTCCATCGCTGGACCTTGAGGTAGGCGGCCTACGATAACTGGGCCAGCACTTCTATCAGCTGCTGGAAGCTGCGAGTTATCAATCTCTTTGGTGAAAACACCGGGAGATACAAATTTGAATTTTTTAACTGACATTCTAGGGATTCTCCTATAAAATCTAGATTGTTTTTATCACAATAATAAATAGTTTGCTATTTTTTCAAAATCAGATTATTTATTAGTCTTCTTCTTTTTAAGAAAGCCGGGGCGTCCTGTTCCTTCTGGTAGTTCAAATATATAATCATCTGGATTTGCAATTCTGTATGCTTCTTTAATTTCTTTTTCTACCTTTTCGTAGGCTTCTTCTAGTACCTGCAAATAATTGAAAGTCTTTTTCTCCGTTATTTTGTTCTTGTAAAGAAACTCTTTTAAGTCATCATGGACTTTATCCTGCGCCACATCTAGATTCTTTAATCTTGCTGCAATTTTCCAAGGTACTTCTATTACATCGGGAAGGGGAGGAGGTTCTTCGACGATTTCTTCCTCTGACTCTTCTATTGTGCCCACAGGCTCTTCTATTGTTTCGCTTTTTTTCTTAGTGAATAAAGAGGTTATTTTTTTAAACATGTGATGTCCAACCTTTCCTTTAAATAGTCAATAAAAAAACGCCCTCCCATAAATTATGAGAGGGCGCGATAAATAAACTAATATTTATCTTTTATTTATTATGATGCCTGTGGTGCGAATACTTTCATACCTTTGACCATAACGCTATCACCAATTTCCACTGGGAACTGCATAGCAATTTCTGCAACAGAATCACCATCCATATTCACAACAAAGTCAATGCCTTCTACAAGCACAAGACCGTTGAGGAATACCATGTGGACTTCTTCCATAGCATGAGCCATGTCAGCTGCCTGGATAGAGAATGCACCCGGAGCTACAACGTCTGCAACGTGTGTCATGTGTCTGCCCTTAAGCTCTGCGATGTCACTTACGATAAGAGCAACGCTTGCAAGACGAGCGCTTTCTTCACCAGAAACTGCTGTCTGACGGTCAGCTACTTCTTGAGCAAGATTTGCCGTAAGAATATCATCAGCTGCAATTCTAGCTGCTTCTTCATCGGAAACTGCTGTTGTGCGATCAGAGATCTCCTGGTTGAGTGCTGCTACGATGGAATCATCGGCTGCGATGCGGTCTGCAATTTCTTGATCAAGACCAGCTTGAAGGCCATTGTCTGCTGCGATACGAGCTGCTTCTTCGTCAGAAACTGCTGTGGTGCGATCAGAGATTTCCTGATCAAGGGCAGATTGAAGGCCATTATCTGCTGCGATGCGGGCTGCTTCTTCGCCAGAGACTGCTGCAGCGCGGTCAGAGATTTCCTGGTTGAGGGCTGCAGTGAGAGCATCATCACCAGAAATACGGTCTGCGACCTCTTGAGCCAAAGCTGCGTCGTTTGATACTTCATAAGCTGCAAGGTCTGCAGCAACACCATCAACTCTTAAGTCGAGAGCGTCATCTCTCGCAACACTTTCTGCTGCTCTGGTACCGACAAGAGTGGTTAGCGTAACAGCGAGATTTGGATCATCATCCATCGCTGCTGCCAACTCGTCAAGAGTATCAAGGGCTGCTGGCGCGCCATTTACAAGGTCTGCTACTGCCTGATCAATATTGGCTTGAAGAGTGGTGTCGGCTGCCGAACGGTCAGCGATCTCTTGGTTGAGTGCTGCGGTAAGTGCGTCAACTGCCGCGATGCGTGCTGTTTCTTCATCGTCAATGCCTGATTGAAGGGCATTGTCTGCCGCAATACGAGCTGCTTCTTCACCAGAAACTGCTGTGGTGCGGTCTGCGACTTCTTGAGCCAAAGCTGCGTCGTTAGAAGCTTCATAGGATGCAAGGTCTGCAGCAACGGCTGCGATAGCTGCATCGGCGTCAGACTCATTTTGATTAACATCAGCTGTAAGAGCGTCCAGACTTGCTTGAAGTGCTGCATCTCCTGCGGCGCGTGCTGTTTCTTCGGCAAGCATTTCTGTATCGTGAGTAGCTTCTAGGGTGTCGATATTACCTTGAAGTACAGCTTCTGCTGCAAGAGCGCGTGTCTCTTCTGCATCAACTGCTGCGATGCGTGCTGCTGTTTCAGCATTGTCTGCTGCAAGGCGTGCTGCTGCTTCCGCGTCGTCCGCTGCAATTCTAGCTGCTTCTTCGTCAGAAACTGCTGTTGAGCGATCAGAGATCTCCTGGTTGAGTGCTGCAGTAAGTGCGTCGTCTGCCGCAATGCGGGATGCCTCTTCACCAGAGACTGCTGCGATGCGTGCTACTTCTTCTGACTTTAATGCTGTATCAACAGATTCTAGAGCATCGCGCATTGAAGAAGCGCCAACAAAAAATTGAGCTTCTGCATATACCTCGAATGCCCCGGCTTCGGTTAGACCTAATTGCGCTTGAGAAAAATCAAGCTCTGCTTCAATAGCTGCATCAGCTAACTGGCGCGCTGTCTCTTCATCGGAAACTGCTGTTGTGCGGTCAGAAATCTCCTGGTTGAGGGCTGCATTAAGTGCGTCGTCCGCTGCAATGCGGGATGCCTCTTCGCCAGAGACTGCTGCGATGCGGTCTGCAATTTCTTGATCAAGACCAGCTTGGAGGTCTGCATCAGCTAATTGGCGTGCTGTCTCCTCATCGGAAACTGCTGTGACACGATTGATGATCTCTTGCTGTAGTGCTGCGGTGAGAGCATCGTCACCAGCAATACGGTCTGCGACCTCTTGGGCCACAACTGCATCGTTTGATGCTTCATAAGCCGCAAGGTCTGCTGTAAGTACATCATCCCTAGCAACACTTTCTGCTGCTCTGGTACCAATAAGAGTGGTGAGTGTCACCATTGCATTTTCGTCATCACCTAGTGCCGCTGCCAACTCATCAAGAGTGTCAAGAGCTGCTGGTGCGCCGTTTACAAGGTCTGCTACCGCCTGATCAATATTAGATTGAAGAGTGGTATCAGCAGATGCACGATCTGCGATTTCTTGGTTGAGTGCTGCAGTAAGTGCATCAACTGCTGCAATACGTGAGGCTTGTTCGCCAGAGACTGCCGAGATGCGGTCAGCGATTTCCTGATCAAGACCGGCTTGAAGACCGTTATCTGCTGCGGCGCGGTCTGCGATTTCTTGATCAAGAGCAGCTTGAAGGGCATCATCAGCTGCAATTCTAGCTGTCTCCTCATCGGAAACTGCTGTTGAGCGATCAGAGATCTCTTGGTTGAGGGCTGCTACAATGGAATCATCTGCTGCAATGCGTGCTGCTTCCTCTCCGGAAACTGCGGCTGATCGGTCTGCGATTTCCTGATCAAGAGCAGCTTGAAGACCATTATCTGCTGCGATGCGGGCTGCTTCTTCGTCAGAAACTGCTGTTGAGCGATCAGAGATTTCCTGATCAAGAGCAGCTTGAAGGCCGTTATCTGCTGCGATGCGGGCTGCTTCTTCTGCTGCTGTCGCCGAAGCAAGAGTGGCTTGCACATCATCTACCAAGCCTTTGTTGGCGATGGCGAATGGGTTGTCTGCCATAGCAGCATATTCAACCAAGCTAAGTGGAACTGCCATGAATTTAAAATCGAATTGGCCGAATTCTACCTTACCGAAATCGGCAGGTGCGAGAGTTAATTCTGCGAAAGTTTCCGCAAGGTCATCACCTTTTTGGAAATCCATTTTCATTTGTCTAAAATGAAGTCTTTGTTTAGTCATATTATTTTTCTCCTTGGGTATTACCCTTTAAATTATATGGTTTTATAAACTTGTCAGCTTTAAGGGGGCTGACTGACCCACTATAAGTTTATAGCAACCAGTTGTTGATGTCATCTGTCGAAACAGTTGTTCCATCAGCAGCTGCTGCTACCCACAAGTCAATGTCGTAATCATAGTTAAAATCGGTTGCACCGATAGCTTCTACAATTGCGGCCATGCCTGTGTAATCGTGGACGGTTGCCCATCCAATTAGTGCGAAATATCTAGCAAATGTGAAATCCGCTAACTGCACTGTGAGAGCTACGGCATCGTCTGCAGGAGCAAAGTCAACCACTTTAGAGCCAGCTGGCAAAGTCATGCGAAGGCTTGGTGCGCCGCCAGCATAAGGTATAGTATACACCTTGCTGTCATGTTCAACAATCCACTCTTGAGTAGTAGGGGAGTAATTCACTGAATTAACCGACCCTGCACCGAAAGCGTGAATCAAAGACGACGAGTCTGGGGCACCGTAATCAGATAAAGAAATCTTATACAGATTTCCGTCCGAAGTACCAAAGGCGAAACAACTAGCTGGGCCGTGTTCACCACAAACCGGTGCGCCTGACCATCCATGCGCGGGTGCTATCATCAAATTGTATGCATTGAAATCTGCCAAAGCAGGTGTAATGTATACGTTAGATTCTCCATCAGCGTTCTTTAAGAACATAAATGATCTACTACCTGATACGTCATAACCCTTTACCATCTTAACGATGTTAGAGAGCTGGCCGTCGAAAGTCCAATCATGGGCTCCTCCTCCGTCAACGGGTGGTGCCTGACCAGGGGCATTTGGATCGTAATCACCGTGGAATTGATCAACTCCCATTGTTAGTCCATCTGGCATATAATAAGTTGTACCAGCTGCTGCGCCAGGTAATGCGCCCATGAGTTCACTTATTTCTGCTTCAGAAAGGGCTCTTCCGTGGACAACAAAATGTGAAAGTTCACCGTTAAATACCTGACTAGTAGGTGCTTTTCCGCCAATACAAAAGAACTCTGCATTGACTAACTCATCAAGCCCATCGGCTCCAAGACCGCCCCAGCCGCGCTGGAAGCCGCCTATAGTTTTAACACCGTCAAAATAAAGGGTTATATCTCCAGTGTCAGAGCCGTTAGCAAGCGTTTCATCGTAAACCATTGATACGTGATGCCATTGTCCGTGACTTAATGGATCTCCTTGCATACCAACGCCGTTATTCTGAATGCCTCCAGTTGCTGGATACCATTCATTCATAGCTCCTAATCCCGGATTTATTCTTATCAATGATGAAAATCTTCCGTCGAGCGTAAGTCTAAATCTGGACTGCACACCGCCGCCGATGCCGAACATGTCAGAAACAATCCAGTCATCGTTGCCATTGTGCTTGAACCAAAAACTAATAGTCATCTGATCTGTGCTTTGCCTGTTGGCAACATAATCTGTGATCATATTGTCTATTAATAATTGTCCGCCCGATACATCAATAGTGTTTCTTTCCTGGCCGTTGATGGTCTGAACAGAGTATGATGGTGATCCCACAGATGTAACACCGGCCATACCAGCGGTGAAGTCCAATTCAGCGATCATATTATCAATATAATCTGCAGATGATCCTCCCAGAGTGTGACTATGACTTGTACCTACGGTCGAGATTTCATTGGCGATGTCCTCTCCCTCGAACAGTGGATAATATCCTTCTACCGCTATTGGGTCTGGTGGGAAATCTCCATGGAACTGCAAACCCCCGCCTATGCCGCCAGGGATGCCATTTGGCATGTAATAAACAACTCCATTTAAGACATGCGTGTGACTGCTTCCAACCGGTGATGCTAGGTCGGATCCGACTTGTGTTGTAAAGGTAGGAAAATACCCATTGACCGCCATTGGTCCTTGTTCTGGACCCGGCTCGGTCTCTCCAGGCGCAATAGTGCCCACATAAGAGCTTCCGTCTGGTCCAGTGACTGCGCCAACGCCTGATGGAACTTCAGAGATTGACATGTCTCCCGAATTTGGAAAATGTGGCACAAAGCTGATATCATAATCGGCAGAAAAACCACCTCCAGGATTCGATAGCAATACTGTGGATGTTTCTTCTCCATCCCAAGCTAACAATGACGCGGCTTCAATGCCATTGGTGCCATCAACAATTGCTTGAAAAAATGCACCATCGGCTGCGTTATCTCCGTCTAGTTCGTTCAAGTCATATTTCTTAATAAGTTCTTTGACAAGAGCATCTACATCCAAAGTTCCGCCAGAGCCATCATCAAAAGTAACTATTGTCACTAGCTCATCGGGATCTTCTATTTCAGCTACCATTGTTTTGATAGTCAAATCACCAATGTAAAATGGACCATATACAGGATCCCCTCCGTTATCGGTTATGTAAGGATTACCATTTTCAACTGGACTTAGATTGGGGTGTTCAAGATAAGTCATGATGACCATTTGATCTGAAACAGCGAGTTTGGAAATAAAGACAGATGCGTTAACACTGCTTTTTGCCAAAATTACGCCCGCTGCGTCTACAACTGCAACATAAACGGTATGTGAGCCACCTGATGCAACTGTAATCACCGCATCGACACCTAACGCTGTTAGGGCTTTTGCGCCGTCAATTGTCGCACCAACTTCGCCGTATTCTGTCAAAGATGCTGACCAATTGGCTGCACCTTCAGAAACCGCAGTTGCGTTAGCAGTTCCAGTAACAGTAATGTCTGGACCAGATACCGAGGCACTGGCTGAAATACCAGCCGAAGGTGGACCTACAGTGAACGACCCACTTGAAGGAGAGTGGCCCACACTATGTGCTAGTTGCGAGCCATCAGATGTGAGGGTGATCGTTACTGTGTGCTCGCCATGGTAACTTCCGCCTACCATCGCCCATGAATAAGTTCCATAAGGTAAATCTACCAAAACTGTTAGCGGAGCTGCTCCACTTGCAAGAGTGGCATTGTACATCTCATTACCTGTTCCATCATGAGTTATCACCAAAGAGGTGCCGTCCCATGAATCGTTATAGGAGTCATTTTTTACAATTGTTACCGATATACTTGGACTATTATCGATGGTGTCGGAATTAGAAACAATGACATTACCAGAGGCATCAACAGCTGCCACATATACAGTGTGAAGGGCGTGAGTGGCTGGTGTCACTGTTACGTCTGCGTCAAGAGCGACCAAAGTACCACCGTGTGGATTGCCTTCGGCTCCCAGAGCAGAGAAAGAATATGCCCAGTTAGCTGCCCCAGCTGCAGTAGCTTCTGCATTAAGAGTAGCCGCGATGGTGATATCTCCATTGCTCGTCGTTAGTGTCGGTGTAATGACTGGAGAAGGGGCTGCTAAATCAAATGTCCCAGTTCCCGAACCGCCCACTAAATTGGCCAATACTGTGCCAAATTCATCAGTGATGGTGGCACTGATTTCAGCCGGATAACTGCCCGGAGTCATAGTATAAGTATAAGTTCCCGGCTCAAAAGATCCAGACTCCGATAATCCAGCTGGGGCCTTTACGCCATTTGCTGGACCAGTGGATGAATAAACTACTGCACCGTTGGAATCCGCGATTGAAATACTACCTCCATTCCATCCATCACCCCATGAGTCAAACATATCAATAGTGACATCAATAGTGTTGCTCGGAGCAGGTGCAACCGGGTCAGGCCCGTCAGCATGAAGGGCAGAAACATCAGCGTCTGAGAGTGCTCTTGAATACACACGGACATCATCGATGTAGTCGGCAAACCGCTGGGATCCAGAAGTCGGGTTTGCCGAGGATGCAGCGTTACCAATCGAATAGAGTGTTCCAGAGGCTTTTGCAGGTGCCTCGCCTACCAAACTACCGTTGATATAAAATTTGGTGCTATTCCCAGACCCAACGGCAGTAATATGATTCCAATCCTCAAAATTCGCTTCATCCATCGTATATCCCGAAGAAATGAACGAATTTGAGTCGTTGTCATAAACACCCAAAAGATTAGTATCAAATGAGACAAGTATCGGATGATCGGAGATGTAACATCTCGCCGCTGTTCTCCAAGCTCCAGTTGGGGCAAGCCCCTTGAACCAAATAGAGATGGAAAAATCACCCGTTAGATCTGGTTGGTCGGATACCTCATCCAGACGAACTATAGAGTTTTGTCCCGGAAACGACCAAACAGACTTCCCGTCAACCTCTTCAGAAGTAACATTCACCAAAGTTGCAGTAGCGTCTCCGATGTCTGCATTCGTATCTTCCGCATGGTGTCTCAACACTAGCCCAGTGCTAATGTCAGCAGGCGCTGCTGCTTCCTCTTCTGCGCCAGCATCATACAAGGCTGTGACTTCAGCAGAGGTTAAGGCCCTGGACCAGATGCGAAGGTCATCTAGTGAGCCATTCATATCGTTTATTCCCGGCTCTTGTCCGATTAGGAAATTGGAGCCATTACTTAAACTTCCAACACCCGAAAGATCTCCTTGTGTGGTCTGTAGAGAGCCATCTATATACAATTTCAAAGTGTTATCTAATCTGTTTCCTACCCCTACAACATGAGCCCAATCGTCGTTGGGAACAGAAGAGTCTGATTTCGCTGTGATGTATGGCCCGCCATGGGCTGCAGCGACTTGGAAACCAACCTTGTTATCGGGCTCCTTGTAAAAGGCCCATCCTGTATAATCTGAGTTTGTTCTCTTGCAAGTTATAGCTCGATAATCTCCAGAGTGTGGCATTTTAGCCCAAAAAGAAAACGAAAAGCTGTTTGCTTCCAAGTCGAGAACATCTCCAAAGTTCACAACATCACCTGACCCATCAAACTGCGCATACCCATTTTCAAAAGTCACGCCTGAAGCCGTTCCGTCATTGTCACCAACGCTGTCAGACGCATCAGTATCAAGGGCATACTTTGCAACGAGACCGGCTGTTAGGTCAGCAGCTGCCGCTTCTGCGCCAGCATCATACAAGGCTGTGACTTCAGATGCTCCGAGAGCACGAGACCAAACTCTAAGGTCATTCATGTCGCCGTCTAAATATCCGGCTGCACCGTCGAGGAATGATCCCCGACCAATTTGGGCACTATTCCCAAAAGCCCATGCTGTAGAGGTGTCGGAACCATTAGCCAGAAGAGTACCATCAACATAAAGTGCTTTGTTGCCGTCAGATTTGGTCATCACAATGTGATACCAAGTGTCGATATTCAGAGCACTTGACGAGTTGTCGTAGGTGAGGACATCACCTTCAGACAGAAATCCCGGCTTGCCATGGATTAGTGCAAGACCTTCTTGATTGGCAGTCAGGACACTATAGTAACCACTGATAGTTTCAAACCTCATCCATGCAGAAATAGTATAATCTCCAGTTATTTCCGAGGCTAAACTGGCCGGAACCGTGATGCTCGGAGAGTTGTCTCTTTCAAAAGTGGCATACCCACTATCAAAAGTCACACCCGAAACTGTACCATCATTGTCACCAACGCTGTCAGATGCGTCAGTATCAAGGGCATACTTTGCAACGAGGCCGTCGCTCAAGAGGGCTGATGCCTCATAAAAATCCGCAACTTCAGCTGCAGATAGGGCGCGGGACCACATGTTAAGTTCGTCAACGTCGCCGTTAAGCCACCCAGAAGGGTTGGTAGAGTTGGCACTGTATGATCCAATTCTCACTGGAACATCTGAAAGGAAAGAACCTGTGATGTTTGTCAAGGTGCCCTCTAGCTGGCCATCCACATAAAAATGAAGACTTGAGCCGCTTCTAACGTATGTTAACATGTGCCATTTACCGTCATTGACGACAGTTTCGGCGTAAACAGGTTGTGTTGCATCTGCGCCCTGCTTACTTCTCCAGCCAACGGTGACATTTCCGGCGGCTTGAAGATTCGAGGCCAAATAGGATTTGGAGCTTCCGCTGTATGCTTCTCGCACCATGTAAACCATTCCTTCTGTCGCCTCTGTCCTGATCCACATTGAAAATGAGGCATCTGAACCCCAGATGTCTCCTAAACTTTGGTCTAAGAGGATTTCTCCGCTTGTGCCATTAAGTTGAGCGTAAGACCTGTCCATTCCCACTACTGCGCCCTGCACAAAAGTTGTACCGTTTGCTGTTGCGGCGAGACCGCCTAGTGCTTCTGTCGCATCAGTGTCGAGGCGATAAATTGCCTCAAGTCCGTCAAACAACTGCATTCTTCCACCTGCAAACAATGTCGAAACATCACCCGCAGATAGAGCATTGTCATATACGCGGATATCATCGATATAATCTGCAATAGAGGAGTAGTTGTAGTTCAACCACCCACCAAAAATTTCTATGCTGGCACTGCCAGTGTAGGAAACGGAATTTCCAACTTGAGCACCATCGATGTAATAGGTCAAAGTCCCATTATCGAAGGATGCAACAAGATGGTGCCAATCGCCTGTGAAGTTAGCCTGTGTCATGGCATAGCCAGAGCTTTGCCAGCCGCCAGTGCTGTGCCAACTACCTAGCTCGTCATTGTGCCAAATAACTATATCGTAAGCGGCTTGGACACCGGCATGACTACCGTTGGAGCCGCCGCCGAGCGATGAGCCGTTCAACATCATATAGCTCTCTTGTGAGCTGGAACGTGCCTTAAGGTCTTTGAACCAGACTGAAATAGTGTACGTGCTTCCCAGAGCAATAGGTGTCTCTAGGTAGACGCCGCTGCCTGGGTTCGGGAGACTTAAGTGATCTTCATTAACCACTGCACCATTGCCAGCGACAAGTTCTGAATCACCTACTGTTGGCAGCAGGTTTTCAAGCGTAGCGTGATAAATTAAAGCCATAGTAAATCCCCCTTATTATTATTTTTTAATTTCATATTAATTTCTCCTTTATAATTGTTAATAGAAATAATAGAAAATATTATTTTTTTAGGGTTTTCTAAACTTAATTTTAATTGCCTACCGTTAGGTAAAAAAACCATTAAAAAACCCCTTTTAAGAAAACATAAATTTTCAAAAAAACATGAACAGAGTCTACGGGTAGACTTGTTCGCCCTAGATATGCCTTCGTTCTTCCAAAAGCCAAAAAAGATTACCAATTTGTCAAAAAAAAATAGTCTTGTAAGAAAACTTACAAGACTTTATTTGAAAACGTATATTTTAAAAAATTTAAGAGACTTAACTATCTCTCCAGAGATTATTCGAAGCGTATTTGATAACTTCTGTAGCTGAAGCCTCATTGTATCCATATTCTTCCATCAAGGTCTTTATCATCTCGTTGTACTTACCTTGCTGCTTCTTATCTCTAGATTTTGATTTTGTTACGATTCTGGAAATGTCGCGAACTGAAGCGAGAAGCTTGTTCTCGATTGCTTCCTTGAGGGGGCCGTAAGAGGTCCAATCAATTTGTTCGCCTTTTCTCAATTTCGCAAACATGTAGGCTGTGATGTCTGCCCTAAAGTTCTCTCTTGCTGAACCAACAATTCCGATCTGTTCTTCAATGGAACACAGGAAATCTTCATCTGCCTGCATCTCTTCGTTAGTTACCTTATCTTTTACTTTAGATCCGTTAACATAGGCTTCCGCATGGTCTAAGTAATTATTAAACAAAGATTCTGCTTGCTCTTGATAGGCAGAGACAAAAGCTTTGGTAATTTCAGTCTCAAGAATATTTAGGTACTCATCATGAAGCTCTTTCTGCAGGAATGATAGATATCGCTCTCTCAAATCCTCCACAACAACTTGCTCTTTTACTTGCTTGACAAGCGCATCCCTAATAGATATAGGCGTCACCATATTAGTGTCAGAATCAGCAACTGCTGCATCAATTGACTTCATAATAAATCTTGTGGATATTCCAGTCATACCTTCGTCGCGAACCTCGTCACGTAGGTCGTCAATATCAATCTTTTTAATATATCCTTTCTCTACAACCTCTTGACCATTGTAGATCTTCATCTTGGTCATCGGGTCGACCTTGTTTGAAGGTTTAAGTCGTGTCAAGACAGAGAACATAGCAGCGACTTCTAAAGTGTGCGGTGCGATGTGGGCATCAAAGTCTGACTCATCAAGCATTTTCTTATAAATTTTCTGTTCTTGGCTAACTTCTAAGCAGTAAGGAACATTAACTCTAACAATTCTGTCAAGAATAGCTTCGTTTGTGTTCTCGGATTTGAACTTAATCCATTCTGCTTCGTTACAGTGTGCCAAAATGACACCATCGAAGTAAATCATAGCACCTTTACCGGGAGAAGGGACTGCCTTTTCCTGGGTTGCGGTGATCATTGTGTGTAAGAATTCGATTTCGTTTTTGAAAACCTCGACAAACTCAACAATTCCACGATTTCCTACGTTGAAGGCCCCATTTAGGCTTAGTGCGCGAGGGTCGTCTTCCGGATATAGGTCTAATTTTGAAATGTCCTCTGACCCCACTAGGATGCTTGTATCCTGTGTGTTCGCATCCATAGGAGGAACAACTCCGATACCCCTGCGGCCACGAATGGAGAAGCTGGTTTCTTTGACTGGGAAGTTCATGTAATCACCGCCAAATTCTTCTAACAAACGATGGCGGCATACGGGACACAAATCGCCTTCAATCTTCATTCCATATAATTCTTGGAATTGATCTCGCAAACTTCTGGGAATCAAATGTATTGGCTCTTCGTTGATAGGGCAGCCGTCCAAAGCGTACAAAGGACCACTACCTTCTAATGCTCTTTTGATGTGCTCTACGAGGGCTGACTTACCCGCGCCGACTGGACCAAGCAATAAAAGAACCTGGCGGCTTTCTTCGCCCTTCATGGATGCAGAGTGCAAATATCTCATGATTTTGGCCAAAGATCTTTCCATCCCAAAGAACTTGTCTTGGAAATAGTCATAAGTCTTTAGCGGCTCTCCACCAAAAAGATTGGAACATCTAGCGTCCTCTTCGGACATCCTAGTGATCCCTTTTCCGGTAATCGTGGTGTACAATCTTTTGTGCGCCAACTGAGCGATTTTTTTATTTTCTTCTAGCAACTCTAAATAATCCGAGAAAACGCCAGAAAACTTCTCTCTCTTGCTACTTTTCTTGTGTTTTTCAGCAATTTCCAAAAATTTGTTAGTTTTTGATTTCTTAGTCATTTTAAAATTCCCATATCTCATCTTCAATGAGTGTTATAAATTCTACATTATCATTCCACAGATAGCAAATGTGGTCATAAACTTTATTTGCGTGCGATAGCTCCAAATCTCTTCCATCGTGTTCATGTTTGATAAAAAGTGTGTTTGTCTTCTTTTCATAGTCCTCAACGTAAACAACAGGAACTCCATTTAGCCCTACATTACTAATTAGAGCGTCACGGACGCTTTTCCACCCTTCTTTGTCAGAAATTTCTTTAATTGAAAAATTTCCGGAATACCTGTCTCTAGAATAGTTAAATAGGTTAAGTTCAGCGCAGACTTCTTTGTCCAAGTACTTTCTAATAAAAGACTCATCGTCGTGCGTTTCTCTAACCAACAGACATTCTTCAAATCCGTGATCTTTCTCTATTTTCTTAAATAAGGTATACCCAAGATGATAAGGATTTACACGGCCCACAATGGGCCTAACCACTTGATTGTGAGTTTTGAGAAATGCAAGATGATATTTGTCTGGTAAATTTAAGTCATACATGATCTTTTCATGGATTAGAACTGCCCAGCCTTCATTCATAATTTTGGTTTGACCCTGTGGGACAAAATATTTAGATCTTCTTTCCACCATCTCGATCAAATCCCTTTGCCAATCTTCGAGATCGCGAGCGTTTTTGCGGATAAATCCCAAAAGGTTATAATCTTTTTGGACTAGCCCGATTGAAAGGTCCAGCTTTCCTTTGGTCTTTTTAAACAAATCTTTTTTGGCAGCTTCCTCGCTTAAGCGAGTGATTCCCGGTGTACGGGGAATTTGATACTGAATAGCATGGCATGCGTCCAGTATTCTTTCCACCTTATCGATTCCTATGTCGGGGTCTTCGATGTATTGTTGGACTCGCTTACCTGCTGCCTTAAATCTAGCAATCACGTTATCAGGATCGGTGTGTCTGAACATTCTATTGTTCTTAAAGAAGTCAGAGTGGCCCACACAATGAGACATCGTAAGAAGATGGGTGCTCATGGGGTTTTCTAGCATTAAGTATGCTATCGAAGGATTGGAATTGATGATCATCTCATAGGGAAGACCTTCCATGCCCAGATTGTATCTGGTAATTGTTCTCTCGAAAGATTTACCAAAGGACCAGTGCCTATAGTGAGTGGGCAAGCCTGTATATGCCATCGCACCGATCATTTCTCGGTAATTTAATATTTCATATTCGATAGGGAACCAATCGAGATTGTATTTTTCTTTGGCAATTTTGCAGATTTTATCATCCCAATCTTGTAACTCTTTTACGGACCAGTCTTTCACTAGTTTTTTCCTCCAAACAAGACCTTAAAAGAAGGCCAAATCATGTTGGGCTTAGATATTCTAACTCTTTTAAAACTATCATCTACGATAGGACTTAGCTTTTTCCACAAATTTGTAGCTTCGCTTTGGTTGTAGTTAAATGATTTACTCAAGATTCCATAAGTACTCTCTTCCGGTAGAGAGGCTGGATCAATTTCTGCATAACACATCATCTGATTTACCTCTTTTAATTCCCTAAAAAGATTAACTGTCTTTTCATCATCGAAAGACCAGTTTTCGCCGTCGCCAGAGTAAAATGTGTATATGTTCCAGCTGGAGGGGTGATATCTTTTAGAAATAATATCTTTAGTTAGCTGCAGGGCCGAAGACATTACAGTTCCCCCCATGGTTCCTCTCTTAAAGAAATCGTCTTCATTTACCTCTTTGGCATCAGTCGAGTGGGAAATAAATACCACCTCAACATTGTCATATTTATATCTCAAAAACTGATAGAGTAGGAAATAGAAGCTTCGAGCCATGTACTTTTTTTCTTTGCCCATTGAGCCGGATACATCCATCACAAAGAAGATGACAGCAGAATTGTTTTCTTGCGGCTTTAATTTTGTGTGCTTATATTTTAAGTCGTCCTCGTGGAAGGGGAATCTCTCTCCAGAGTCGGGATCAAAAGCTCCGGAGGCGATAGCCATCTTTTTCCTTCTAATCTTTCTCTTGATTGTCTCTTTTTTCGACAACCTAGATCTCATACCTTTCTTCCTAAAACCGCTTCTCTTTGGTTTGTGACTTTTTATAAGTCTAAATCTCTTTTTTTCTAGGTCGGGCAGTTCTAAATCTTGGAAAAGATATTCGGCTAATTCGTCCAGAGTCACCTCTACATCGTAATACTCTTCTCCAGCTTTATCCGAACCCTTTTTTCCTTGGGCCTTTTGTTTTTGGCCACCTTTACGCAAAACTTGGCCTCTTTTAATTTTTTTATCACCTGCAGATCCGGTTTTTTGATTCTTTTCGTTGTCTCCGTAGACAAAGTGGTATTCTTTGATACCCTTTACGGGTATTTTTATCTTCTTTTTACCATCTTGGCCAATAATAGACTCATCAGCAATGACGTCCCTTATGCCCTCTTTGATTGCTTTGTCGATTTTTTCTTTGTGCCGCTTTCTGTCTGCGGCTGAACGGTCTGCGGTAGACTTATGTTCCCTAAAAATACTCAAACTAGCCTCCAAAGTGCGAAGTTATAGCAGAAAGGAATATTACTATCAAACTATCTCCCGCCTCCAGTTCATAATTGCTTATAATCTGGTTGCCTTCGTTGATGTAAAAATCTCCAGAACCTTCTACAGTAGTAAGTAGTTGTAACATACCGTTTAAGAACACCATAATGGTGTCTGCTTCGAGAACTTGCCCTTCGGGAATTGAGAAAAAATCATTAACACTGGTACCCGCTGCGACCGGTGCTGATAGAATACTTGGCGTAGTTGATCCCGAATCTTCTGCTCCATGAACTATTTTTGCGGCGGTGGTATATGGCGCTCCTTCTCCACTGCCACCGGACCCTCCGGAACCAGCCGACTCTCCGGCTTCATCCTCTGCTTCGGCGGCCGCAGTGCCGCTTATTTGGGCATTGGCGATGGCTGCATCTTGGATTCTAGTATCTAAAACTTCAAAATCTAGCAACCCTTTTCTAGTCCGAACACACTTAGCCATTATTTGGAAAAGGTGATCAACTTGGCCAAAAAGCGGCCTGTCTTCTGTCAAGGTGACAATTTCATAAAAAGTATGGCCATACTGAATATAATCACCCTCTCTCAGGTAAGTATCTTGATCCTCGTGCAATCTTCTTTCGTGGAATTTAACATTTATGGTGTGCATCTTGTCTAAACCGAAATTTTCAGTTGTAGTTTCGATGGCTTCAAAATCAACCAAGACGTATACCCTTATTGGCGGCAAAAAGCATTTTTCTATAGCCTCTCCGTAGAGAGGGTGGAAATTGGTGTACTCCATGGAGACCGGCAAATAAAGAATTGGCTGACCGATAACTCTTTCGAGCAATTCATCGTTAACTTGCTTTACTAAATTTCTCTCTTTTTGTCCCAAAAATAAAGGAGGAGGGGGATTAGTTGGTCTTGTCCACTTGTTATTTGCCATTTAGTAGTCCTTTTTGTCTCCGAAAATCACTCTTTCTCTGACGATTATAATTTCTGCTGCTGATTCTCTAATTGTCATTTTTGGCTGCTCATCATTTTTGTCAGATCCCATTAAATAGCCTAAAACTTTTAGATTGATAGAAGTCATGAACTTTCTTTCCTCATCGCTTAAATTAGAGATGTTGTTTTCTAATCCAAAGTCTCCATCAACAAAACCCTCAAACCTATGTCCGTCGTTGGTAATAAAGAAATTGTTTATTTGGCCTGTGTAAGCCAAGAAGGGAGTCACGATTTCATTCATCTGCTGTTGATACTCGGTGTTCACAGTGATCTTATAGTCCATAACCACATATGTGGGTAACGGCATTGTGATTGTCTCATAAACGGCTTTGTCGCTCTTATATGGATAGGTCTGTTGGCCAAACAATCTCTTGGCATCAGCGTTCTTAAAATTTGCTGTCTTTTCCTGTTGTAATCTTCGCGCTACCGTGATTGCTCCACCTTTTGCATCGTTTTGTCTAGGAATATTAGCCCATGCTACCCCTTTCATGTTGGGATCTTTTACTACTGATGTCCTCTCAATGCTGATAGCGGGAAGGGTAAACACGTCTTTATTTCTTAAATCTTTATTGTCCTTTATCTGAAAGGATCTTTCTGCCATGGACCAAATGAGAGGAACTTTTTTCCATCCTTCGTTGGTAGTGCAAAAAATATTCAATTCATCATTTAGCCAATTAAATAAGGCGACGTCTACGGTCTCAATCGTAGATGGCATAAACTGAACTTCCCTTAGAGCGGGCTTCTCTTGCTTCACTTTTTCTTCTGGGAAGTACGGTCTGTAGCCATCATATTTTTCTTCTCTGCTGCTCATATTTTTATCCTTGGAAAATAATCAGAGGAACGCGCTTTTGAACGTCGTTAGTAGCATCTGATTTTTCAGCGTCCTTTTTAGATAGTTCAACATATGTTAATTCATCCAAAATAGTCTTAAGCTCTTCTCTAAGCTTTTCCTGCTCCTCTTTTGCCTGACTAAGCAGCGTGTCAGCATTCAAGTTAACCGCTTCACCGGGAATGGGGATGGTTTGAAACTTGCCGCGAATCTGGGCCAAAGTTTCTTTGGACAATGCTAAAGCGAAGCGTCGAATCCACTGCTTACCGATGGCGTTAATATTATCATAGGGAATATTATCAAAGGGAAGAGTGTTCATGTTATTAATTCCACTAATTCCCGTGTCAGTGGTTCCTGTTTCTTCCCAAGCGTCTGGTATAATAGAGAAGTCCACCCACATAAACCTGTAATCGGACACAATGTCCGGAGCGGGAAAGATTCTCAAATGATTATCTTTAATCTCATAAGAATAGTGAGACAATCTGGTGTAGATGCTATCTTCGTAAGCCATGGCTTGGAGCTTGTTTTGCCAAGTTGGGACTAATTCAAAAGTAGAGTCGTCCGTATATTGTCCGTAATAGTTTAAATTACCTACCACATTCAATCCCCCAAAGTAGCCAAAGAATCTCCACATTGCATTTGGAGTTTTGTAGTAAACTTTCTTGATTATTACTCTCTTGTCTCCTACTATTCCGGCGTAGGCGGCGGCACCCCCGGAAGGGTCATTGCCAGATGCAGATGATCCGGAAATAATAGATTGTAAATCGTAATCTTGCTCGCCCTGCACTAAGTTAAATGATGCGGAATAAATAGGGATGGTGCCACCGATTCCAGCAGCAGTAGAATAGGCATCAGATATTCTGCGCTCTATCTCAAAGGAAACTCTAGGGAATTTAAGATTGACGTTTTCTGGACCAGTGATTCTTTCACCTTCATGGTTAAAGGTTCCCGTAGTTTGTCCCAGTACATCTGATAAAATATTTTTTGATTGATGTAAGTTAACCAAATAACTGTATTCTAATACTGCCTCTTGATAATTGGCATAAACATTGCCCGTTTTTAATTCAATGTCTAGGACATCGCCACCAATCTTTTTGTAGGTATAGGCTACCTGATCTGCGGCACCGGATAAAAACTGTGGTGAATCAGAGTATACTTCCAATGGAAGTAAAGCAGCTACTTCAGTAACTGTCCCAGTAGCGGGCAAGATAGATTTGCTCATCTGGCTAATGGGAGTTAAGGTTGGAAATGCCATTATAAATTTTCTCCTAATTCTAAGTAGTTTCCACAAGCACAAAACCCCCCCACAAAATGTGGGAGGGCCTTATTTGAGGTTAAAAACCTATAATACTGATTATAGATCTTCTACGATAACGAGACCGTACATATCTGGACGAACCATCTTCTTCGCGTAGCGAGTCATGACACCCTTACGTGGCACGAAGTCCTCTGTTCCGAAGATTGTTGGTGTCATCTGGAGCGGGACGTATGGTGCGTATACATATCCGCTTTCGAGGAATGAAGAACCTTTACGGCCAACCAAGACAACGTTTCTTGGGAAGTAAGGATCGACGTAAACGTCGAACTTCTTGCTCAAAGAGCCGACTTTAACTGCGCCGATTTCGCCGCGATCATCGTCGTGAGTAACGCTTCCACGGAATCCTGCAGTGAACTCAAGGATGTTAGCAACTTCTGGAGAACAAACTACGAAGTTAGCACCACCTCTTAAGGTCTTGCGATGGATCTGTGCAGAAACATCATTAATGGTTTCAGCCAAGGTTTCATACCATTCTGAAACGTTACCAGTGAAGTCTGGGAATGCAACAACAGTTGTGCCGGGTGCAACACCGGTTCTACGGTTAACAAACTTACCGGGCAAACGTGACCAGTAAAGCTTTTCAGCTGTAGATCCTTTTACAAGGTCTTCAAGGATTTCTTGGTCGATTTCAAGAGCGATGTGCTCTGAAAGGATAGAAGTCAACTCAACTTCTGCATCCAAGTTATGGTATGCGTTCAAGTCTTGAGCCAATTCTGGTGTCCACTTAGCCTTAAGCTTCTTGGTCTTTGCTGTAACAGCAATAGAATCAACCTTGATGTCGATTTCAGGAATGTTTGGATTGTTTTCCAATCCCCAAGCAACATCACCTTCGATTGAACCAAGTGCGCCGCCATCGATGAAGTTATCATCAATTACGAATGAAGCAGTTGCGTGATTAACAAGAAGTGTTGCAAGGACACCCGGAGGGGTTGCGCCGGTTTGGTCTGCAGCGACAAGAACAATACTATCTGCCGTCGCAGGTGAATCAACAGTTAAGCGTCTGACTTGAACAGGAAGATTGTTTCCTGCTGCGTCTTGACATGTAATGGTTACATAATCTTTGACGTTAAATTTCTCTGGAGCTGCAGTGAAAGTTGTAAGAGGAACTTCTACCATGGCAACAGTACAACTGTCTCCGAGGTCCGGATCGTATCTGATCAGGCCGTCGTTCAAGAGTGCTGGGACATTGAGGTTGGCGGTACCTGTCCATACACCACCGCTGGTGCGCTCTGCGTCGCCGGTTACAGCTGTCAACCATACCGCAGAACCAGTTGGAGAGGAGTAGCCGTTATTAAGAGCATAGAAACTCTCTTCCGCATTAGGTCCAGCAAGAGAAACGCCACCGGTAATTTGAGAGCCGACAACGCCACCGCCGTATACAGAATCACCTGCTTCAGAGCCGAGGCGGTCACGGTCAAGTTGGAAGTCCAAGAAGAAAATGAGGCCAGATGGCAAGCTCATTGGTTGAACTGAAACGAGATCATTTGCGATTAATCCGCCGAAAACACGACGAACGATTGGGAATGCTACAGATGCGAAGCCTTCGACATCGCCACCTTGCATTGTAGAAGATTCACGAAGAAGCTCCTTAGCTTGATTTTCTAGAAGTGCAGCCATACCGTGACGATCACGGTCGTTAGTGATTCCTTCCAAAAGACCTGTCTTTTCCCACTTATTGAGAAGAGCAGCTCCTTCCTTGGAGAGATCACGTCTAACAATGCCTTCTGTTAGTTTATTAATAATTGACATTTTAAAAATTCTCCTTTAATTTATTTTAATTTTTTTATGCCAGCCAAAATCTGCATTCTATCCGTTACGGGAGAACGCTTTTCTTTGGCTTCTCTTCTGGGTAAAGTGGCAGTAGGTCTTTCGATAGTCTCGCGGAGTGATTGTGGTCGTGCTTTACCCGTTACACTACCCACTGCGCTTTCTAGAGTTTCGAAAATAACCTTTGCGTCATTAATTGAATCTGCATTTGACAAAGCTTCGACAATTTTTGATTTTTGTCGCTCATTCAAGGAGTTGTTTGTTAAAACTCGATTCGTGTATAAAAGTCTTGCGTTAGAAAGATTCACTCTATCGAATGATTCTTTTAACGTCTTAAGTGCTGCACTCATCTTTACAAGTTGCGCCTTCATTTCTGTGTTGTTTTCAGAAAGGCGTTCTCGTGCGGCTACTAGCTCCATGTTTTCCTCATGGGCTTTAGTCGCTGCCAATTGTGCTAATCTCATTTCTTCCTTATATCTCATGATATCTTCGGGAGTACCGGCCCAGCCGGATTTTTGAGGATCAATATCTACTACTAATTCTTCGATGATTTGCTCTAAAGCATCTACATCTACTTCTTCTTCCAAAGTTGCTTCGACTGGAACTGTTGCAACTTCATTATCCATAGCCAGAGAGGGTGCTTCCATGTCAACTTCCATATCAGCGGCCAATTCTTCGTGAGACTCTTGGTCTCCCATGAGGTCTCCTTCGGCTGCGGCTAAGGTTTCTGCCATGTCTTTTAGCTCTTCCATGCTAAGGACGATTTCTTGATCGGCAGAAACTGCGTCTACCTCCAAGCCCATTGGGATGCTATCCTGCAATGATTCAGATTCATCGCTTTCGATATCAGCAACAACCTCTTCCTCTTCTTGCTCTAAGAGAGATTCGACGGCCTCTTTAATGTCGCTTGAATATTTATTTAAAATTGCGGTTTCGGCATTTTTGATTGCTGCTTCTTTTAATGCAGTCGCATCAATGATTGCCTGTTCCAGTAGTGAAGACATAGATAAACTCCTCTATAAAAAAAATTATCTCAAAAATAAATAGTTTATTATTTTATAAAAAGACATATTTTATAAAGGTTAATTTGTTGCTAGTGCTATTCCGTAATGCCAGAACCGGTAAGTTCGAACATCTGACGGGCTTCAATTTGTGTCAAAGATGCGTAAACCCTAAATTTAGTGGGTGTAGAGGTTTCTACAAAGATCTCTTTACACTTAACATCTAAAGCGTTGGGTGATATAGTGGCAATGTTGCCCTCAATGGTGAATTTATTTGCAGTTGTGGCTGCTGTATGAAAATAAACATCGATAGACTTACCATTTTCAACGAAAAATGAGACTTCTTTGGTGACAAGAGGGAATTCAATTTGCATAACGCCGTTAAGATTATCGGATCCCGTGACGAATGGCTGTCCTGATGCTTGATATGAGGCGGCATTTCCTATACCCGCTCTGTATTGATAAATTGACATTTTATAAATGCTCCATTTTTCTTATAATTAGTTATGATTTTATGAATTCTGCTCTTTTATTTTAAGCTTGTCTAAAACTCTTCGCCTTCTTTTGGCAGCTGCCCTTTTTTTGACAGAAGGTTTTTCGTAATAAGTATGTTCGCGGTACCTTTCAACAATGCGCTCCTTTTTACACTTTCTCATAAATCTCTTAATCATTCTCTGAACTGTATCTCGGTTGCCTCTTGGCTTTACTGATACATTCACTGCTTTTTTGGCCATAATTAACTCCAATTAAATCATTTTCTTCCAGTTGTGGCCACCGGCAATATTCATTAAGCCATTGATATCCACACCGGCATCGTTAGGGGCGTATGTTGACAAGGGGCTTTGTGGACTACCCTCCTTCTGCACTGACCCTCCGGAACTCAAAGGTTCGGTGTTGTCGAAGATGCCGGAAAATCCTCCTCCCAGCTGTTCTTCTAGCTTTCTTTTCTTTTCTTGCAGCGCTTGGCGAGCTTCTGCTTGAAGCTCTACTCTTTGTCGAGAAAAATCTTGTTGAGGAACCTCTTGTGTTTCGACAATTTGTTCTCTCTGGCCCAGCCCTAGAGCAACTTCCTTAATGAGTCCCGATAAAACACCTTCTTCAAAGATTGCTTCTTTGATACATTCTTTTATTAAAGGTTTTAAAACTTTCTTTAGTTGATCTTTTTTCATTTTTTTCACTTTGATTTTAAAGGATATTCTTCAAATCCGCTTCAAAGGATTTTTTAGTTGTCGCCATACGGTCGAGGAGATTGTCCTTTTCAAACTCAGACATCTGTTTAAATTCCTTAGAGTTGATGATTTTTTCTATTTTGGCAAATTCCGCCATGTCTTCCGATTGGGCGACTTGTGTGAGAATTTCTTGAACTGCTTTATAAACGGACCCGATACGATGACCAAGCATAACAATTTGCTGGTCGCCCATCTTTTTATCTCGGTCGCCTTGGTCGCTTACATATTCAGAGTATTTTGTCATCTCTTTAAGGAATGGGGCTACGTCGCTGACAAGATTCCCAATAGTGTACCAAGCAGGGCGGTTTGCAACGTCCCTAACATTGTCTAGTATCATGTCCATGGCTGGTGGGACAGACTTTCCGCTGGCTTCTACCTCATCGATGGCATCTTGCACCGATGGCAATTCAGACCTCTTTACAGATTTGCCAATTTTTTGAGCTATCATCGAGTAGGCTCTGCGTGACAATTCGGCTTTTTCAAGAAGCGAATAAGCTTGTGATGCTGCGCTTATTCGTTCTTCGATGTCCTTAACACCCATGGCATGACCACCAGTTAGTTTTGCCCCCATGCGTTTTAGGCCTCGTCTAAGGCCGCCGACGAACTCGTTCATCTCCTTGGGGGCTGAAAAATCACCCTCTTTCATAAAATTTCTAAAATTCTCAACAAGTAACTGATCTTTTTGATTACTTGCCCACTTTTTATCTTTGCTCATTTTTATTTTCTCCTTAAAATATCATTTAAAGCTCGATTAATTCTATCGGCTTTAGTAAAAATGTTTGGCTCTCTATAAGATTTACCTTCTTGTAAATTCATAAAGGCATTGGGGGTTGATGGGTCGGATACGAAATCGAAACAAATTAATTGAAAATCGTCTTCAACGATTACATTTCCGCTCATATTTTCTCTGACTGACCCAAGACCGCGAGAAGAGATGCCTAATTGACAGCCGCTCTCGACTAAAGATCTCAAAATCTGACCAGAAGGAGTACCAAGAACCTTTACAGTTCCCATTACTTTGGGGCCGTCTGACCAAATATTAGTAACCATGTGAGAGGCATTTTTCAAGTTGATGACAGAATCGTCTGGATGATCTAGTTCTCCCAGGGCGCGGTTTTCTTTAACCAACTTTTTGTATGTCTCGACCTCTCTCATCAATACCTTTTCTGGATATACGCGGCCATTACCGTTTTGAGTATCTGCTTGTTGCATCAATCCCGTGAGGTACATGGCTCCATTATCTTTTATATCTTTCTTTTCTGCTTCTGTAAGCAAGTCTTGGCAGACCCCGCCCTCGCACAGAGCATAATATTCTCTTAATAAAACTTTTGACATTTCTTAACCCTCTTAAAGTAGTCAACAACCATTTTTGCAGCGTCTTACGCCGCGCAGCATCCATCTTCTAAACATGTCTACCTTCCTTTATATCGAGTTTTATACCCGAATCAGCGAAAATCATATTTAATATATATGATGTTCCCGAACTCACACAGCCGCAAATCAAAAAGTTCACAATTGTAAGCTCAAATATAAATAGTTCTGTCCAAGGATTAACGCCACATAAAAAAACACCTACCCAGAAGCCCATGCACATAGGGCACGACCAAAAGTATCCTCGTGGCCTTATTCTGTTAAATATTCTTCCGTAACAAAGCAATTGTGTCATTCCGTATGACGCTAAGATAAAGTACAGTAGAGACACTACTTGCTCTCTTTGTTTTCGAGCATATAGCTCATCCAGTAAGCGTTATAAGTATATCCGGGCTTGATTGAGCCTTTTTGCGCTGCCTGTGGAACTTCTCCAAGCTCTGTAGAATCTTCTTGTGTCGGATCTGTGAAGTAATTATCGAGCATTTCTTCATAGTCATCGATGTAATCGTAATATGGACGTTCTTCTTTCAAAAATTTATAAATTCCGTAAATGGCGTAGTCTACCGAGTTAACGTTTTCGTCCAAAGGCTTTGGTATAATACCTTCGATTGATCCGTAGACACTGCCACCTCTAATAGACTCATAATCCACGACGCCTTTTCTCTTCAGAAATTCAAAAAGCCTATTCTGGGCATTGTAAACCATTTCGGAAAAATCATTTTTTGCGAAAGTGACGATCTTGCTGGTTTTGGGGAAGACAACAATATCCATCTCTTCATGATCAAAGATCATAATGTTTCCATCAAGGGTTTTTCTTGCCTTCAGCTCAAGGGTTACTGTCTTTTCTACATCGCCCTCGACAATTTTAAGTGCGATGGCCATTATTGAATCTCCTTAACCAGATTTTGAATGCGAAGGATATCGTGAACCAAGTCATTATCCACTTTTCTTTCGCCAGTGGTCTTTAAAATTTCTAAGACCTGCTCTGTTTTGGATGTCATCTCCCTATCTGACTTTATTTCATCTAGATCGAGAGATTCGTTAACTCTCTGGAACAAGCGAGGTATTTCTTCACTCAAGAATGCCTTTAATTCAAGGCCATTGTCCGAAAAAGAAGTGACATATCTGTTTAAAAGATTTTTTTGTTCTTCCAAGAGGGAGTCTGCATACTTTTCATTGAACTTTTTAACAAAAGTCTTATAAGTTAAATTATCGATTGGCTTCATAAGATCTTTATCGCCACTATTCTCAGAAGTCATGCTCTCAATCATCTGCTTTTCAAGCAAAACTCTGTTTTTAGTCTTAGTTTTAGGATGAAAAATCTGAAAAACGGTAGCTAAAGACTTATAGTTGGGCACAAAAGTGTTAAAAGCTTTGGGATTGATGTGCTTATTGATAGTGTCTACGAGTTCTGTTTGTTCTGCAAATAATTCTCGGTGGTTAATCGTCATCTTTTGAGTTCGGGCTTGGAAAATAATCTTTTCTGCCGTGTAGTTGTCCACTTCTCGCGTTTCCAAAACAGCCTTGTACAAGTCAAGATCTTTAGCTAAGAGGGTGTTGCCTTTGAAATTTTCTCTAACAATCTTAATGATTGAAGATTTTTTATTTTTATCACCTTCTACAATTGCTTTCGTAAGTTCTCTAATGATTACTTCATATAGAAAAGCCGTATTACGCTTTTTGTTGTGTTTCATTTTCATTTGTATGAATCTCCGCTTTTTCTAAGTCTGTGATTAATTTCTTAACTTTCGCATTTGCTTCGAACAAAATTTGTTCTTCTTTATTATAAGTAGTATGCTTTAGTTCATAAATACTTCCTCTAGAAAATGTCTTTAAAGTGTCCATCCCTGTCGGGATGCCAGTCTGAGTAGATGGGGGAACTACAGCGGCTAGTGCATTCTTTTTTGACCCTGCTGATTCGCGCCCATCTCCGCCTCGTAACTTTTTAGATACGTACTTTTTCCCTTTCGCTTTTTGAGATTGGGAATTTGTAGTCGTTCTTCTATTTCTATCATCTCTTTTTGCTGGTGCGGCCAACAGAGGCTCATCATCGGCGGGTGCGTCGTCTTCGAGATCTATGTCTACATCAACATCATCATCTCCGCCGATATCGAGATCAGTATCCAGATCTTCATCCGGTGCATCAATATCTAGGCCGCTGTCAGCTTCTCCGCCGAAATCTCCTGCGGCTGCTTCTCCTGCGGCTTCCGCAGCTGCGTTAAGTTCTGCCTCATACTTCCTATCCGAATACATTTCTCTTTGATTTCGGACAAATTCTTCTTCGGAAAGGTTGAAGATGTTCTGAGCAATCCATCGCCGGGAAAAGAAGTTTTCAGTTGCTCCACCAGCGATGTCAAATTTGGTTTTCCAGTGCTCCAGCTCTTGTAGCTCGGCGATTTTAGATGGATTATTTAATCTTAATCTGAAACTAACAAGGTCATCTCCCTTGAACCCAAGGGTATAGAGGTGGACAATACCAATTTTTTCCAACTCTGAAATAACTGCTCTTTGCAATCTTTGAATTGTTCTTGCAAATCTTACATCTTTTTGAGCCAAAGAAGTTTTATCTTCGGTTGCCTCATCGCCGCTAGATAAATAAGGGGCGGGAATTTTTAAGGCCGAGAACATCTTATCTCGCAAATATTTGACATCATCGATATCACCGGTGAACTGGCCACCCGGTAAAGTCTCAATTTTTGATGATTCACCACCGCGAATGGGAATAAAGTAATCTTCCTCCACAGACAATGGGTTATATCTCAAATCTACACGACCAGTGTTTGCGTCAACCACTTGGTTTCTTTTCATCGATGTGATAGTTTTTTGAACAAACTGTTCTACATCATTAGGGGCAATGTTACCCACGTCAATATAAAACACTCTTCTTTCGGCGGAACGAACAATTCTATAGGCCATCATTGCGTCTTCCATTAAGACGAGTTGTCGCCAGATTCGACGGCCCGGATCTAATACTGACGTTCCATATGGAGTGTACTTGTCATTACCCAAAATTCTGAAGTGTGCTACTTGCCAGTTTTCGAACGTCATCCCAGCGGAGTTCCACTGATATTGGACGTAGTTGGGGTTCGTAGGATCTTCACCTTCCATTCTTTCAACTTCACGCAGCGGAATAGGAATAACTGATTTAACGCCGAATCGGTCGTCGATGTCCATATAAAGAATAAAATCTCCAAACTTGCACATAGAGCGACACCAACCAAATAAGTTGTGGTCGATATTCAAAACGTTTTCATATAAAGACTGAAGAACTGATTTAATCTCTTCATTCGGACAATCTATGTGCATCATCGGAGACAAAGCAGAGTGAGTAGTCATCTCATCGGCATAAATATCTAATGCGGAAGCAATTTCCGGCATATATTCCATTTGTTCATAGTCAATGTATCTTTCAGCTCGGTTTTGTTGAGCCATAATTTTTGAATTCATAACATCAAAAGGAGAATATTCGTTTTTCTTGAACTGTTGCCCGCTTGCCGATTTAAAATCTGTAGCATATTTATCCAGAGCTGTTCGACGAATCTTGCGATTCATCTGTGTTCTCCAGTTTACAATGGGGCCAGAGAACAGTCTGGTTAATCTTCTATATAATTCAGATTGGGGGTTATTGGGGTTCTTTTTCTTATCAGCCATTTTCTATCCTTTAATGAGCCATGAATATTTTTCATAATCTTGCTTTGCTTTAAACATTTTATCGTCTAGGGCTTCTTTCCTATTATATCCCTGCATTCCGGGGATGGTTGTATTAACTTTTGTATCAACTTTTATGATTGAATTTAAACATGCTTTTTTGTAGTCTGTCTCTCTCTGGTTTACGGTGAGTGCTGTATCCCTTACCCAACATGCGATTGCTAACGCCATTGTTAGGTCATCATTGTATCCTCTCATCGCTTGAGGTTTGCCATTATGCCAAATAAAAGTTCGCAATTCATTCGAAAAACGAACTGATTGTACCTTAATTAGTTTGTTTCTGACGAATTCTTCTAATTTTGCAACGATTAGTGGGCGAGTTTTTGAAGAAGTGGTAAATCCGGGAACTGCTGAATTGTTATTTTCGGCCTGATAACCGTCTATGTACTCGTGTGACCCCTTGACGGAATAATATAAGTTGGGATATTGAAGATCAATGAGTTTTTCCAATACAGAGATACCAATTCCCACGTTTTCTACGACCAAAAGACAATTTCCAAACTCTTTTCCTGTCTGCAATAAAACACTAGCATACATATCTAGATTTGGCTTGCCTTGATATTCGGCAACGACTTCCATAGTTTCCAGCTTGATCACATGAAAGACTGAATAATCGGCACCGTCACCTCGTGCTACGTCAGCGACCAATAAATAAGAGCAATCTGCCTGATATTGCTCCCAAATCCATAAATTTCTATCAAAGCCGGTGCGATATTTTGGCTCACAAACTGTACTCTCGATCCAGGCGATATCATCTGGGTGGATTACGGATTCTCCGGATGTATTGAAGTTACATTCGAGTTCTTGGGCTATTTCGCGTCGGGACATGTTTCGAGTCTCTTTGTCGAACCACTCCTGATCTCTATCTGGGTGGACATCCCAAGGCAAGATTATGGGATGAAAATCATTGGTGCCTTCGGCGGCTTCGGAATATGTTTTGTGAAACCAGTTACCCACACCGTTTGGCGTACTTAGCGCGATGACTCGACCACCTGTAGAAATTGTGGGATATAGACCAGCCCACAGCTCATCTAGGTTTTCAACGTGAGCCGCTTCGTCGATAACCAAAAGCGAAAGAGCCTCTGAACGACCGGCATCGCCGGAGGTTGAGGCTGCTTGAATTTGAGATCCATTAGAAAGCTCGAAAGAGGATCGGTTGTCGATAGATATTTCAGAAATTACTATCCACTCTGGCAAATTCTTCATGATTGCCTTAACTTTCTTTACCAAGTTGGAGGCAGTTTTAAACTTTGTTGCCATTACCAGAATATTCTTATCTCGGTGGAAAAGCATTAACCAGACAACATAAGCTGCTGCTATGGTCGAAATGCCTAACTGTCGAGCCTTAAGAATGACGTTAAAGCGATAATCGTTAAAATCCTGCACTAAATCCGCCTGATACGGATATGTTTTGAAAGGAATTAAACCATCAATCGGGTGAGATATTCTTGCGTAGTTGTCAATGAAATAGACCGGGTTTTTTCCGCATTTCAAAATTTCAGCTACTATCTCTTTTTTAGATAGTGTATAAGACATTCTACCCTCTATTCGAAGGAGCCTTCTTTGAGAAACTTTTGGTACTTAACATCTATTGGGTTGGTAATTCCTTCGCCCAGTGTTTCCACACCTTGCATCCCATTAATCTTAAAAAGCCTATGGGCCATTACGAAAGTTCTTACTCTAGAAGTGTTCTGCACAAAACAATGGCACTCACCTTGAGGAGTAAGGGACAAAGCACTTCCTGTGATGAGTTTGAATTCTTTTTTCAAGAAGTCTGCAATTGCATGTAATTTTCTATCGCACTCTTCTTCAAATCCGTTTGCGTAAACGTCTTTGAGACGGATGTTGGCTTCATAATTGATTTGAAGCATGTCGCCAATAATCTTTACGCCGAAACCATCGGATACCCGACTGTCCGTAATTGAACACCCTTCTTCTCGATTCAAGCCGATTTCCTTGGCATCGCCCGTGACAAATCTTTTATCATGTGAGCCATCATAAGCATTTGCCGCAGCTTGGTTGATTCCTTGAATTATTTCTAGTGTTGTAGCCATGTTTTTTATTTCCTTTAGTTATTCACCGTATGCCATATCATCTCTTTTCTTTCGAGACCAAAATTTGTATCCACTTGGTGTGCCTTCTTGATTTGGGCCTGCCCAGTATACTTCTCTATCGCCGATCAAACCAATAAACGTATTTGGTGGCAACAAATTGAAGAGATCCATGGCATCTTCCACTCCCATCACATCAAAAAGATCTTCTAGCGTCATATTCATATCTTTTGCCATTTCGACTGCATTGAATTCTCTATAGGGATTACCTTTTACTTGCCTTTTTCTACCATAGATGCCAAAGTCACCGCCCATATCAGAGCCGGTACCTGCTTTATCGGGAACACCACCGATACCGGGCTTTGTGGTTGCGACACCATCAACATAAGTAACGTCGTCGTCTTCTTCTCTATCTGGCCTATCATCCGTTTTGGCTTCTGTGGTTATTTTAGAGATCTCCTCTTTAATAATTTTTACTAATTGTGATTTAGTGATTTTCATTCTTTATCTCCCGGTCGCCATCCCGTAGACCATCTGTTCTCGCGGCCTTCGACCCATTGTATGTAGCATTTAAAGCAACAATCAAATTTTGCCATGTATACATCGTCTTTCAAATCAAAAGAATAAGATTGACAAACAGGGCAATTTCTATTGTTATCTTTATTAAATAGTTTTTTAGAAATTAAAAAACCATCCATTTCGATTTTTTCGTTTTTTTCTTCTTGCTTTTTTTCTTTTTCATACAAATCTTTGATCTGTTGCTGATAATCTTTTTCTTTTTCGTCGTCCCAGTCAGCTTTCGGATGTTGAATAGCTTCTTTGCCATATTTCTTGGAAATGGCCACCTCATATCGAGCAATGTTATTTAAATCTGTCTTCATTTATTCACCGCATAAGTTATGCCGACAGTTGTCCCAACGCCGACGACAAAGCCGCCGATGATGCCCCACAACAAAGCATTGGTACCCGGCTTCTTTGCTATAATTCTATTTAGTTGCTCAATCTCTTTATTTTTAATTTCAAGAGTTTTTTGAAAACTCTCTCGTTCCGTATCTAAAGTAATATTAAGTTGCGACAAATCTAAATCAAATTGTTTTTGTTGTTTTTGCAGCTCAAAGCCTAGCTTAAGCTCGTATTCTTCTTTGAGGAACTTCCCATTAGCCATGATTTTTGCAGTTGCTGTCGGGTCAAATAAAGTTCCTGTGAAGGGTGCTTGACTATTCTTCTGGATGAAAGTAAACTTTCCGTCTGAAGCTTTGGCATTTCCGCAGAAAAATACCAAAAAGAGTAATAAAAGTATTCTATTCAACATAACTAAATCCAAATTGATTTTCTATTTCTTGAGCCAGCTGTTCGGGCTGCTCCTCAAAGTCTCTTTCTATTCTTTCAATGTCTTCTTCTTTTGCTTGCTGAAGTTCTTCCAGAGTTTCATCATATTTCTTTGTCAGATCTGCAATTTCTTTTTCGTACTTTGCGATGGACTCCTCTCGAAGCTTTAACTCTTTTTGATGTAATCTTTCCATTGTTGCCAGTTGCTCTTGATAACTAACAGTCATAACTTCCATTGATTTTTTAAGTGCGCCATAATCATTCTTGGAAAGAAAAAAGAAAACAATGAAGGCTATCAGAGCTAATGTTTGCCAGTTTTTGGCTACAAAAGCTCCGATGGCCTTAAATGCTTCACCCAAATCGACGTTAATCAACTTAGAGACCCTTCAATTTTACGATGGCATCAATAACAGACTGACCGCCAATATAAAGCGCACTTAAAATAAGCCAGTCTCCACTGTCTATTGTCGCATTAAACATTAGGGCGGTAGCTGTGGCCCAAACAAGTAGCTTGCGAGAAACTACTTTTTCCAGAACCTTATCGATTGCACCTCTTGCTGCTTCTGTCATCTTATTCTCCTTTAAATATTGACGGATGCATATCCGTCCTTCTTATCAATTGTAATTTGCATATCTACACAGTCTTTAAGCGTGTCGAGATGCGAGATTAGCAACACTGTTTTGAAATATGATCTAATGATAGAAAGGATATCTACGAATCCTTGCATGTTTTCTTCATCAAGAGCGGTACCGGGTTCGTCGAGGACAAAGATATCTCCCTTGGGTAAGCTGGATACACTCAAAAGGGCTAACCTAATAGCCATCGCCGAAATAGTCTTTTCCGCGCCAGAACCCATCTCTAATGGTCGGGCGTCGTATTGAGGGTGCTTGATAAAGATATCCAGTCGCTTGCCATCATCTTCGAAAAACAGCTCGAAGTCTACGATATTTGACAGAATTTTGCCAATCTCTTCGTTAATGACGGGAAGCTTCTTTCGAATAACATCAAAAGCAATTCCATTGGGGTGCATACATTGCTTGTATAAGTCATATGCGGAATATTGCTCCTGCAAAGTATCGAAAGATTCTTTTTGATTTTCTATAAACTTCACCTTTTCCTCGGCGGAACCTACAGATTTGTAAAGATTCAAAACCTCATTATTGCACTGTTCGCCCTTTATTTCATAGTTCTTCTTATCGTACTCCAAAGAGGCCAACTTAGCATTAAGGCTTTCCAGATTCTCGATGGCATCCTTATTGGTTTCATACTCTGAAACTTTGTGTTCTAGCCTTTCGATTTCTACTAAAAGAGTAGAGATGCATGCTTCGTTTTTATCAATTTTTAGATCCAAATTTGTTATAGTGTTTGAAAGCCCATCTCGTTCGGCCAGAATCTTTTCGTAAGCTTGAATCTTTGTTTCCACAAGTTTGGGATCAAGAGATGCAACCTGCTCGTCGATCAGGTCAATACTGGATTGGATGTTATTTATCCGCTTGTCGTTCTCCGAAATATTTTCTTCAGCAACAAGTGCGTCTTTTACAAAAGGATTTTCACAGCAATAGTGACAGTCCGGATCATACTCGTGATTTTCCAGCATTTGAACTTTTTTGGCATTCCGGGTTTTAGCGTTTTGCTCGGCCTTAAGCTTTTCTTTGAGACCTACAATGTCGCTTCTTAGCTTTTCTATATTTTCTCTTTCGCCATACAAAGTATCCTTAGAGTATGTCTCAAGGAAGTCACATATGGCTCTATATTCATTCTTTTTAGAATCTCTATCCTGCTTATCTTCCTGCACTTGGTCTCTAGTGCCAACCATCTGACTCTTCTTTTTATTTAGGTCTCCACGAACCTTGACTACATCGATGACCTCTGCAGGAATTGAGCGAATCTTTTCCTTGATAAGGGCTATTTCGGCAGCACAAGATTGTGTGCCTTCTTTGTACTCTTTGCAAAGAGCTTTTTTCTCTTTCAGCTCGGTTTCCTTAGACACCAACCCATCTTTTAGTTCTAAGATTTCTTGAGCAAAGTCTCTATCTTGAAGCTTCCTTAGTTCGATGCTGATAGGTGCCGAATCGTCGTTGGCCAACTTGTATTTGCTGTCAAAAAATTTCAAGTCAAGAAAGTTGGCTAAAATTTCTTTTCTCTTAGTAGAACCTTCTTTGATGAAAGATAAGGAATCTAGCTGACTAGCCATCGAGGAATAGAGAAAGTCGTCTAGGTTGCCAAATACTTTACGAATGTTTTTGTCAGTTTCGTTTCTGGACGTTCCATTGAGGCTTTCTTGTTCGTCTTCGATGGGACAATATACACTAAATTCAGTGTTTGTCTTGGCTTCTAGAGAAGTTTCGCCTTTTAACTTCTTGATATATTTTGATGCCGTTCTCTCTATAGTATAATCAAGATTACCGATTGAAATAGTGGCTTTACCAAAACACGATTCTTTGTTTTGATTAATTACATTAAGATTTTTTCTGTCATTTTTGGATGTGGAGTTGAACATCGTAAATAATAGAGAGTCGATAATACTAGACTTTCCAGAATAATTTTTACCAAAAATCCCAACGATACCATTTAAACTATCAAAGTTAATTGAATTAGATTCTCCATAGTTAAAGAGATTATCAAACTCTAAAGAGCGCAACTTCCAGTTTACGTTTCGAGAAATTTCCTCGTTGTCTTCTGCGATCTTATTATACTTGGAGTTGAGGGCCAAAACTTTATCCATCAATCCCTCTTCGACTTCGTAGTCTTTCAAGTACTCTTTAATTAGCTTTTCTTGCACCTCGATATCTCGCAGGTCTTGAACTTCCAGATCTTGCGCCATATCCTCTACACTTCCGCGTTCGCCCTGTGAGCGATTCAATCTAGTGATCGATACTGGCTTGAATCTTCTCTTAGCAATATCTGTGGCTCGGCGCATAACATCTAGAGGGAGATTGTTGTGAGTTACAAGTCTAAGTCGGCATCCTTCTGGAACCTGTATTCCCTTGGGCATCTTGCCCTTTGGCGTGAGGTTGATTGTAACAAAAGGAATGGGGTTTTCTAGAACGATGTGCTTACAAGTATAATTTTCTTTATCCTTAATGTCCCAGACCAAATATCCCTTGTCATTTGTCTCACCATGATTCTGCTGCACTGTAGAACCACAGTATCGCACCCGACCTTCCTCATCAAGTATCTGGTTGGTCTTGTGGATATCTCCCAAAAATGCATAGTCGTGTCCTTCGAAAATCTCAATAGGGTGCTCTCCATGCGTCATGATATATCCAGTATCGGTCTTGACACCAGAAATAGACCCATGATAAAGGGCGATATTTACCTTTTCCGGATCTGAAGGTGTGACCCAGTTGTCTTCATCGAAAACTGACAAAACGTTGAGAGCAGCAAAATTATCTAATACTACTTCTCCGGAGTTCTTGAGTAGGTGCAATTCTGGATGCTCTAGGGCATCAGCTATGGGGGTTAGTGCGTCCTGTCGGCTGGAGTTTTTCAAATTTCCGTCATGATTACCCAAGATGACGTAGGTCGGAGCAATATCTGCCAGATTTCTAAAAAACTTGGTACACATTTCTACAAATTCTGGAGAAATTTGTGTCTTTGTGTGGGCGATGTCACCGCAGTGAATAATATAATCTACGTTCTCCTCTCTCAAGGTTTCGTAGAGCTTTTCAAAAACTATACCGTATTCGTAATGATATTTTAAGTTCTTAATGTGGGTATCTGCAATATGGGCAAACTTCAAAATAGACTCTCCTATTATATGGCAGAAATCGCGTTGATCAAGCTATCGTAGCTCTTCACAAACTTGGCTTTCTGGCTTAAAACTGAAACTTCTTTCTTTGACATCTCTCCGATGTCTCTCTCATCTGGATATTCGATCTCTCTAACTTCTATTCCGTACTTTAAAAACAATTTTTTAATATACTCTGACTTCTTCCTAGCATCCGGATCCAATGCCATTAGGACCGGTGTGTCATTTTTTACAATTTTTCTAAAAAGCTTAGAACTTTCGCGGATCGTTGATCCTAGAATTGGTACTGCATTGTGTGCCTTAATTGCGTCGAATACGCCTTCCACAATCATAACTTCTTCGTCGAAGTCTACATATAGCTCGTTAAAAACAATATTTCTAGAAATGGGGGGATTCATATATCTCCGATAATCGTCTGCAAAAGTTCTGGCAATAAAATAATTCAAGTCGCCGTCTTTATTGAAAGAAGGTATTATAATCCTATTTTTAAAGGGGCCTTCGGTGGTATATCCAATTTTCCATTTGAGTATGTCATATTTGTTAATTCCCCTCTCTGTGAGGTATTTTTGTGCCCTAAGATGAGATTTGCTGTTGGAGGGTCGGGTAAGACTTTTAAATCCCTGGGGAACTTCAAGTATTTGTTCTCTCTGCTCAACTACCACTTCGACTTCAAACAGTCTATCAAATTCTCCTAAATCTTGCTTAAAACCAGTAAGCTCTTTCCATTTCTCTTGTTGGGAAAAATTACCGAAGCGACGGACAACGCGAAATAAGTTATTACCTCGTGCATCACAGATCCAGCATTTATAAACATTTTTCTCAACATTCACAGAAAATTTATTTTTATGATGATTGCAGTATGGACATGCAAACAGATGCTCCTCATTTGATTTAAAGCTTCTGCCAAGGATGTTGTGAAGTATAGAAAGTTTCTCATTCATACTATTAGTATAACACGTTAGATTCTATGTGTCAAGGATTATTTTTGATCCTGCTTTTGCGACCACTACAGCGTCTGCAATATCATAGCAATATTTTTGTACATTGCCGTATCTGGTATAGTCTATTGGAAATTCGCCACTTTCCACAAAATGCTCCATTACCACGTCTTTGGCCTTCTTGCCTCTCGGAACTTTGATTCCACATTTTGACCTAGCGGAGATAGGAGTGACATATTGAGGCTCAAGCTCCAGTAATTTGAAACAAAGCCAAGAAACAACGCCGTTGAAATTCTGAAGAGTGGACATTGTTTTTGCTGTAGATCCCCCTCTTCTGAAAAACATTAAGGCTTGTTCGATAAAGATATGTTCTATGTTTTCTTCTTGTAGATTGTGAAGTACATAGTCTTCCACTACCTTGGCCTTATGCAGTAGCCCTGTGGTTTTTCTTAAATCGATATAATCGGTTTTGACAATTTTGTCATCTTTCAGCAAACAAACACCGATGATGCTTGTGCTGACATCTAATCCTAATATCATTAAATATCCAGTTTTAATTTAAAAGTTAAGTCTCTGTTCTGTGTTTTCTTAATAGGAGTGGCCATCGTTGCTATACCAATTAAGTTCTTATCTTCGTCGTAAATTCCAATTTTAGAAATATATGTAGTTTTTTGAAATTCGGCAGGTGGGTCCACATAAGATGAACTGACAATATTTTTTATTGCCAAATTTGTAGGCTCTGAGTAAACATAGGAACCGGTAGAGGGTGTCGTGTTTTGGCCGAACTTGATGTACGTTGGGTTGTTGGAGTGATTCATTTCGCCTTTATCGGCGTGAGCAAACATGGTCAAAGTAGGGATCTTATTGACCCCCTTCATTTCCATAGCGTAACTTGAAGATGGTATTATACCTGATGGGCTCCCATCGTTCGCCCCTACTCCGAAGAATAACCATGAGGGCTCTCTAAGGTTACCGGGGTCATTCAAATAGTTCCTAGCGATGCTGTCAAGCTCCCATGAGCCGGTTAAAACCAAAAAACCCTCGTCATATAGTGCGACACCTGCACATGAACCGGAACCTGTGCTCCCTTCTGGTCCAGTTTGAATCATTTCCCCATTTCCGCTTTCGTCTTTGAGCGTTCCGATGAGCGTACCCGATATATAAAAATTAAGCTCCAATGAAGTGGGCTTGATAGAACTACCAAAGAGAATCGAAGGTATAGAAATTAGATTTAATCGTTGTGTAGACTTATCTCCTAGAGATGAACTATAAGCGAATTGTGGACTTCTGATGATATAATTATTCAGAGTATTCTTTAGGGCGTTAACTTCGGGGCGCGTTTGGCCTAGTTGGTAATAATTCCTCTTAATGCTCGAAGAAAGAGGGTAGGAGCCGGATATGGTATCACCGTATAAAAAGTCAGTGCTAAAGGACGTAGTGGATATAGTCTTGGTTCCCAGCCGACTACCATCTTTAGTGATAAAAGGGTAGATTAATCCAGTATCTGTAGAATTTCTATCTACATTCAATTCATAAAGAGAAACAAATCCGGTTGGAACGTTTGGGACAGAGCTAGTAAAAGCACCTACAATGTGTGTCTGCTTGTTTCTATATACTTTTGCGTCATATATCTCGAACAATTGTTCCGGATTTGTTTCCAGAACATTATACAAAATATCTTTACTTTCAAATTTTTTAAAAGTCATAACACCTATAAGTAGTATGCGCTGCGTTTTTAATTATATTAGTAATCTAATCTAACGCGCAAAGTTAATTCGTTTGACGGATCTTTCTTAAGAGGCTCTGATACTTTTGCGACAGCCAACAACTCGTTATCTTCAGAATAAAGTCCGATGGTTGTAATATAGGCCGAGGGAGAATCTGTAGAGTTGTTTTTAACCCTAATCTTGCTTCCTGATAAGTAGGTGGGATTAGAGCTATAATTGAATTCGTTAGAACCCGCTCTACAGAAATAAATCGTGGAGTTTAATTCGGTGGTATTATTATAATCACAGTCTTGCCACCTATTTCTAATACCGTCGCAAGATGATGAAATTTCAGAACCAGTAAGGACCGCCTCAATAGAGGAGGTATCGTATGTAGCTGCAGGAGATCCAAATTCTCCATCAAACACAGATGCTGTCAGAACAGCAATACCTGCTTGGTAATAAAGCAAGCCCACTCCGGTGCCCGCAACTGCAGCTGAACCGGTGTATAGGACGGCGTATTCTCCGGCGGGAGAATTTGTCAAATATGTAGAAGCTGCGCCGTGATCTTGAATAGTCAACGCATCAGTAGGTGCCGAGGGGGTTCCACCAGTCAGGGCAGTAAAAATGAAAGATCCTTTTTTGATTTCGTCCTTCGTAAGCAATCTTGAAAAGTTGATAAACAAACATTCTTGCAGCTTATCTCCTCCGCCACTGCCAGCAGCAAAGTTGCCATCTCGGTCGAACTCGCGGATTCCGCCAGTTTCATTGTATCCCACCAAGACCTGAGCCATCTGATTATAGATATTGATCTTTTTGGTGTTTTGGGCGCTGGTAGCTGTGTTCAGTGCTGATCCAGAAGAATAGCCCACTGTTAGGTCGAAAATATGGTTTGCCGAAGAACTTAGATAGGGATAATCATAAACTGATTGAAACATACCATGTGCATAGTTCTTGATATTTTCATCTGCATAAGTTCCCGAAACAATAGTGCCCGTGAGGGGGATTGCTTCGTGAAGCAGTGTTCGCGTGTTCGCAACGTCTTTGTCTAATATTAAAGTTTTAAATGTTGTGGCCATGTTTTATTAATCCTATAGGGTTGACTTATATTTCAATAATCTAACGGGGATGTCTATACTATTACCCGTGGTGATACCAGTAACTCTGACAGTCGTGTCGATATAATAGTATATTTTGGTTCCATCGCTAATTTCAGAACCGAGGGTGGTAAACAAGTAAGTACTTGATTGTAGATCCAAAGAGGACTGGAGGCTGAATTTCAACCTGCTTCCTCTTGGACCCTCAATGGGACTCTCTGACGGGCTGGTTTTATCAGTAATGTCCGTGACAAATGAGGTGCTAGATACTGAATACAGGGCGATAGAATCATCATCCACAAAAGAAGGAGTAGATACAGTGCCGCTCTCGTCTGCCAAAGAAACAAGCCTATTGTCCATCTGCAGTTGGTATTGACCCTCATAGAGATCTGAAGGAATAGTGGTGGCTGGGGAGATGGCCTCTGTGTTCAAGCCCTGATCCAGCACGATTGGGTTAGATGAACCGGGTGATGAACCGTTGAGGGTTGAGGGGGTTCCATCATACGACGCTAATTCGGTAGAGGTTGATTCATCTACAGAAACTGGAATAATATTTCCACCCAGTAAGGTACCGGGAGCAGTGAGCGGAATACCTCCGTCTGTGCCGGACTTATTATTGATGAGCATCGTAGGCAAATATAAAATGTTTGTTCTGGTGATTGTAATAAGCTTTGATCTCATGCTCGAAGTATTGTTCGTGAATGCTTCGAGTACGGGAGTTTGCAAAATTTCCAAATCATAAAAAGCAGATCCTCTAAGGTCTGTTCCATTATAGTTTTCATAATCGATTTCGTCGTCACCTAGAGCAAATTTGACAATCTTAAAGCTGCCGTCGCCCCTAGCTAATCTTTCTCTTCCTGCGTCTGTTAATACAGCGTCTAAGATAATATCTCCGCTGTTATCTAAAAATGACATTTTAAGCCCTCTTAATGGTTAAATATTTTTTTACATAATAAATAGTTTGAAAATATGTATTTTTCAAAAACATTTTAGTTTATTACTCCATATCCGCCGTTTCTACTACTTCGGCTTTAAAATTCAAGTTTAAGTCAACAACCTTTCCTGTTTGTTTGGATGTTAGCCTTAATTTGAACTGCTTGCCAAAAAGACCTTCTTCTTCGCTGCCTAAAACTGTAGTTGCGTCGGTCGAAACCTTATCAAAACTCTCCATATCGGCAGGTGGAAGAATTTGCGTGATTCTTGGTACAATATTAAGTAGTCTTTTTAAATTTTTGGTTACATTTAATTCCGGGTTTGACGGCTCATATGGCTTAATTACGGGATAAATAATACCGCTATTTTCAACAATTTGTATTTCCATGATTGACGAGGGGTAAGAAGGAGTTCCCCTTCTGTCAAAAACGCGGAATATGTAATAATAGGATTTATTGCTTTCAATTATCTCATCAAAAGTTGCAGCAGGTAGTGTCTTTCCCGTTCTTATTGTTTGTGTTGTGGTGCTTACCTTCGCGTCTGTGAAAGATTTCAGGCTTTGAGGTGGAGATGACAATCTCCTAATTTCGAAAATTGTTCCTAAATTTTCTGTCTCATCCGACTTATATAAAATAGGCTGGAAATCATTTAGCTTTCTTGACTTTCTATAATTTGCAATAAATTCATCTTCGGCTTCTGAGAAAGTAGTGGGCTTTACTTCTATCTGTCCTTGTCCAGAGTTCATGAAAAAAGATAGCTTATCGGGTACTCCCCTATATGTGATAACATTAACATTAGGATAGATCGGAGGATTGTCCAATATCATACCTTCGCTTCTGAAGTAAGGAAGCTCGGCGAACTTTACTGTAGGGGTTGCGGTGGCCACGAGCTTATATTTATTGATTCTTTTGTAATCCTCGGCGATATTAATGGAGCGAGCTGATTCAATGAAATCAACATAACATCCATTAAAAGTCTGCACAAGAGACTCTAATTTTTTAGTTTCCTTGGCTAGTAGATTTCCAATTTGCTTCAACTCTTCTCGTTTTTTCTGTAAATACGCCTTGCGCTCCGAGGCACCGGATGCTAATTCGGCAGCTGATGCTGATGCGTCTAGACTGAAGGAATCATCAAACTTGACTAGCCCCGTATTTAGACGAGGTACATCTACATTATCAATATCAAATGTTTGGGGATCGTCGGGAAAATCTATAAAATAAACGCCGCTTGATTCAAGTAGCTGTTTTTGGGAAGAAGAGTTTAAGAAGGGCAACGGTATGGAAGTTAGTGCATTAATCTTTGTATAAACCCTTTCTATATCGTTTAATTCAAGATTATCTACGGTAAGTCCCGTTTGGTTAGATTTTTTACTTTCTGCAGAGGCGGTAATTGCGCCTGCTGATATTCCGAGAGCTGCTGCACCTACCGTGGTTCCGATGGCGGTTCCTATGGCGGCGGTGGCGGCGGTGGCCGTTACAGCTGCAGCAGCAGCGGCACTGGAGGCGACAATTGATCCGGCTAGGGCGGTGGCGGCGGAAGCAGCTGTAGCGGCTGCTCCTGCTGCGGCGATGGCTGCAGCGCCGAAAGTTATAATACTTGCGGTCACCAGTGCGACTGTGGCGACTATTCCGATTATCCATGCTTTCAGCCTTGAGTTTCGCTTCTTCTCGTCTGTTAATTCTTGAATAATAATTGCTTCAATCTGGCCTAAAACCTTAATGTTTCTCGCTGCCACTTCTATTTTGGCCAATGTGCCAAAACCTGTACCGTTGGTATTGCTCAAGCACTCCCAAGAGCTTCTTATGTTTTGAAACGCTTGCTTTTCTTCCTCGGTAAGCATGGATAAGTTAACTTCACTGCCGGGGATATTTCCTCCCGACAAAACAACCTGTGCTGCAATATCGATTTTCGATCCGGAATTGACTTTGACCATCTCTTTAGAGAAAAGTTGGTTTTGATCCACAGCTTCGGCTAAAGCAATAGTTGTTTGTTGATCTACTATTTTCTCTGCAAAACCAGCGGGAAAGCCGGGGAGATTTTCGGGAAAATCGGCAAACATTGCTTCGTAAATCGGCCTAATTAACCCCAATCCGATCATATTTGCTAGGGGATCTTGAATTTCTTCCACATAATTTTTCAACTCTTCTTCAAAACTGACAACTCCAACATCAGTATCATCGAATCTATACTCGGTTCCAATAACGAACTTAAAAGCACAAACTTCATAACGATACATTTTTCCATATTTAACTTGTGTATCAATATACCGTACGCCTCGATAGCCTTTTTCAGCTGGAATCCAGAAGTTCTGTATTGGCGTATCGGAACCTTGTTCGAACTTTTTTATTCTATAAAATAGCACGTCCGACTGATATAACTCCTTATTATTATCCAATATGTTTGTATAGCTTCTATAGTTATCGAAGTTAGTCAATAATTCGTTTATTGTCTTTACCAGATCGTCGAGAGCAGCTTCGTAATTTATACTCGTGTTGATTAGGGGCTTTATTTTAGAGATTGTATCTAGCCTATATTCCGCCTCTTCTCCGTTGGTTAAAAAAGCCTTAGACCTCAAAGTTCTAGTATCCACGGAGTTGATGGGTGCTCGATCAGCGACAGAATCTTTAGAAACAGCCGTACCTTTAGGAATTGCTTTATACATAATTTGAAGCATTTTAGGAATGTCGTATAATTTAATCAATTCAATCTTTAACGCCGAGAATTCTCTAAACTGCTCTTGCTTTTCGGTAAGATAAGAAGAGGCTATATATGAATTGGTAAAACTCACATCTTGGACTACTGTTGTCTCTTCGCCTTCTTGGGAAAACTTATAATCTTCGCGATTCATTAGATCGCAAAAAGCCATCAAGAGTCCATTGTTTTTTAAAGATTCTTTAATAGGGTCATCCTTTCCGAGAGTATCTGGAGGATTTGTGAGATATATTTCGTTGTAAAATGGAAAAGTATCTTTTCTTTCTTGGATATCCAGAGCTTGAATAAAACCATCACTATTCATAAAAAAGTCTTGTATATTCTCCGTGGAGAGAGGTTGCCTCAAGAGCTGCTTGGATACATTCTGCTTGGTAAACGGTGCGGACAGTGGGACCGAAAAAATACTTGATGCCAAAGTTCCCACAGGCTCAATGTCGGGAATGGGCAAAAACTTATAGAAATTGTTCATTTGTGCTTCCCCTACGCTGTTTAAATTTGTCTGATTTTCATATATTCCTAGTCCATAGTTATATACAAAGTTGACAGTTCCGGCAAGTGCCGAGTGATTTTGTACAGCCGAAGCGTATTCTATAGGGGCATTTAGATCTAATTTATAATCCAAAGTCAACAAATCGATATAAGGAATGACTGAATTTTCGATATAGGAGTCAAAAACACTCTCTGGTCCATTGATTGAATTACCTCCTGACTTTTTAATTCCCAAAGATTCTCCGTATCTAGGAGTAATCTCTACGAGGCTTTTCGGAGCCTTTATCACCAAAGAGGTGTCTAAATCTAGAGATATTTCTATTTTTTCTGGTGTTTTGGGAGAGAAGTCAAAATTTAAAGAATTTCCGAATGCTGATTTGGATGGCTTGCCATCTTTATCGACCTTGTTGGTGTAAGTATTCTTTGCATCGTAAACTAATGTATTTCCATCGTAGATCCAGTAGCTTTTAATTTCCCCCCTAATTGGATCAGAGGAAGTGTCTGTATTAGACGATACTGAAAACGCCTTATTGTTCATTATTGACATTTCTGACATGTTTTTTAAGCCTCTCTTATTCTGTTAAATCTAAGATGAAATATTTATCTGCGTAGGACACATTGTCAAATGCAACTCCTATTCTAAATCTTTGGTCATTATAAATACTTGCTCGACAAAGAATTTTACCAGTTCCGCCCAAAGATCTTAATTTTTTAAAAATTGGATTTTTTACATCTGGCAGTCCGTTCTTGTCTTTCTGGAATCCGGCCAGAAATTCTATCTCTAATAAATTCATATAATTCTGCTTGATTGTGTAATAGGTACTAGGGCTATAAATATAATCGCCTTTCATGGAGGGAGAAAGCCATTGTTTCACGCACTTATCAGACTTAGAAGCAAAAATTGCCTTTATTTGATTAGGAAGTTCTCTCACTATTTTAAGTTGAGCAGATGACGAAACGGGAGCTGATCGCCCTGTGCGCGTTGAAGGATTGTCTGTTACCGAACTTATAATGTTGGTTGTATTAGTAAGATCAAAATCTTCCTTAGACAGATTCCACCCTTCTTCATTTCTCAAAAAGGTGCTCGCAAATAATCTCGAAGCGACTTTCATTGGCTCGATTTTCAGACCCTCTTTATAACCTTGTGTAACTGCGGGAGCCTGATTAGCATTATCGTTGTTGGAAAAAACTTCATTTGCTGCTAAATATGTTTGAGATTGCGATGCATCTTTGAGGGGTGGATCTTCTCGGAAAAAATCCTCCCCCACCGACACACCGTGTTCTTGCAAGTAGTAAGAAACAGAAATTTCTGAATTTATCTTATCATCATATTTCTTTTTAAAATGTTCTTGGGTCAATAGGTCAAAATTGAACGCAGTTTCATTATTTATTTCCAAATCTCCGATTCTGGTGGGAGATAAAAACGCATAGTAATTTGTTTCAAAATTGAAATAAGCTAACCTCAAAGGATCGCCAGAAGCATCAGAAAAGCCGAAAACATCTGCATATATTTCTCTCGACAGGTTGACAAAACTAGATTCTGGCTGCTCTCGGAGGATCTTATTGTACTCCCCATCAAACCTTGCTTGCATTGTGCCTCTATCTACACTTGTTGCCCCAACTTCATTATTAGAAGGGAAATTCATATAATCATAAGTTAAGTTTGCTGCTTCTGAAAAATCTATTGATTCGTCAAATCTTTTATTTAAATTTAAGAAAAATCTGCTTGTATTGCTCGTAGAATAAACCTTCGAATAAGACGAATTAACCTGCGATATTACTCCCGCGTTACCGATGGCGGTAGAAAGGATAGAAACTAAATATGTTATGTAATTCTTCAACATATTAAGTGATCCTTGGTGAGCGCGGAGATTTATTAAATAAGATTTCAGAGAGGTTTGTGTTATGTTTAAATTTTGATTTAAAACAAACAGGATTTTCACTAGGTCGCCAATGTCTACAATGGGAGAGCCTATTTTCAAATTGTTTTGAATGCGTATTAGTCGATCTGTGGCCGAGATGAGCCAATTTAAAATACCGTCTCGAACAACCATATTTAGAGTATATTGATGCTTGCCCATATCCGACAAATCATTATCATTGAAGGCTATAATATTTTCATATTCCATGTCTTCCAGATTTAAATCTTTAATTTGGACTATGACACCCCTTGTTGCGCCCAAGATTCCCTTAACGGAAGTGGCTGTGGCAATTGTCTGGGGTGTTTGATCTTTATAAGATGGATATGGCCTATTTTGAAAGTCTCTTTGTTGTGCCAGTTTTCTTCTAGTTATCTCGATGTGCTCTATGTCTGACATATTCATCATTTTTCTTTTTTCATCTTTGGGGATCTTGGGATTTCTCAAGAGATACCCGAAAGTGCTATTGGTCATTAAGAGCTTTTGTTTATCTAAAATAAACATCCCTCTTAGTGAATTTTGTTTACTGTAGGAGGAGTACAATTCTGATACACTGGAATTGTCTCCAAACGGACTAGAAGAAAATATTTCAACATTAAAAATGCTATCATAGAAATCCGACCTTTTGTCTTCGATGGGAATCGCATCATCATTTTTGATCTGGAGTTCTCCTCCGGAGAATAGCGTTATTCTTTTTTCCCTATCGTATGGCTTTGTGTCCAAAAACAATTGAAATTCAAAAACAAAATTTAAAGACTCTTCAGCATCTACGTCAAATCTGGCGATAAAGGGATATCTGTATCCGGTAGATATTTTTTCAATATCGGGGTTTAACTCTGTTCCTAAAAATGTGGGGAAAGTTAGCTTTTGCCGAACTAGCCTCCCATAAGAAGCTTGAAAATTTGCATAGAGCCCAGTGTTTGTGGATAAGTCCAAGGCGGGTAAGCCGAGGTCATCTTTCCCAGTTTGTAAATGATAGCTCACCTCAACAACATATGTATTGTTTCCTCTTTCGTCAATTTTGTCCGAAACCGTAATTTTATTTATACCAAGCATTTATTGACAATCCTTTATGTCGGTCACTGTAACGTTTGTTCCATAAATATCAGAAATTACTTCTCTAATTAGAACATTGTCCTCATTTACATAATCTTTATCTGTATATAAGCCTTTGGATTTCAAGACACTAATGGAGTTATTTATGATTTCTCTATCAATGTCAGAATCTACAAAAATATCAAAGTAATATTCTACATTATCGGGAGATAAAGATATCGGGACCATATCTTCTTCGGGAACCTCATCTAGTAAAATATTATTAACTACATTGTTTTTCTTATTTTTGGCAAAAGTAAGGGGTATCATCGTTTCACCCATCTCATAAGCTTCTATAGTAAAATTTTCTATTTTAAAATCAGTGTTTTTTTCTACAATGTCGGCTAAAATTATTTGCGGAGTGATAGAGAGGTAACTTCCATCGATTGCAATCCTACTGACAATAGTTTCGTTCGTGGAGGTGACTGCGCCGACTATTGTGGGGGTATCATCCATGGGAGAGACCTCTACAGCAGATGATCCTATAGATACGTTCCCTACCTCAACAGCATATAAGACTTCTAAATTGATTTGAGGGATTCTTTTTTGGCCGAATTCTGTTGCATAATCCAAATTAACGTCTTTTATAGAACCGTTTAACATCCTTAGAGTAATTGCCGGATAATCTTGACCGGATAATCTGGTACTACCCAGATCACTCGATAGGGCATTTTTTTTAAGGGGAGCGATGGTTGATATCTTTTCACCATTTCCAAAATCAACTTCATCTCCATCCACTCCCTTGCTCGTAAATTTGTATTGAGTCTGCAATTGCGGGGTCAGTTCTGTAATTCTATTCTGTATTATGTTTTGATCTTCTGTTATGCCTGCATATTCTCCGTCATACATAATATTGTCATCAAAAAATGCATAATAAACAGGCTTCATTTTGCCCATAGATAGAAGCTGTTTTCCGTAAGGAGTAAGCTCAATGTCAATTACTTCTTCTTTTTTGTCCATAAACAGCATTTATTTTTCCCTCTTAATTGTTTCGATGTTTGCTTGCACTTGTGCATCTGCTCGCGATTGTATGTCTTTAGATTCTGCCGTGGTTGTAGTGTTACCTAGAGATATATCCGTAGGGGCCAAAGGAGGCAAGACGGAGGAGTTAGGATCAGTGGTCTGGACTGTTGCTTCCTCGATTGAACCATAGGTTATGGAAGAATCAATCTTTGCAAATTCAATAAGCGAGAAATAATCATAAGGCCAGTTAAAACTAAACAATTCTTCGCTTTCTTGGCCGCCGATAAGAAGGTTATTATATTGTGTTTTTGCTCTTTGCTTCACCTTGAAAACCATCCACTTGACTTTATCTTTTAGGTCTTCAAGAAGATTATTTTTTGTCAAAAGAGGGTGAGAAATAGTGGCTGATGATTCTTGGAATTCGTTGCCAATTTTAGGCGCGATATTCTGCCACATGTAAGAAAGGTCATTTTTATCAAAAGTATGTTCAAAGTCAAAAATGTACATTGCAATTGGCTTGGCATTAGGATTTCTAAAGAAGTCAAACTGCGGCGGGAACACATATCTGTCTAGTATTTTTTCCGACATTTCTATTACGCTCTGATCAATATCTTCTGGGAATAGTTTTTTCAAATCTAGCGGCTCTTGAGTTACTGCTCTTTCTGCAATTAATTGAGAATACTTTTCGGTTGTTGGTATTTCAAAAAAGTTTCTAGCTGTTTGGTTAGGTTTTACCACCAAACTTTTTGTTTTGCTTAAATCTTGCACGTCCACAAATGGGATTGCGACGACAGCTTCAAATACAGTCTTTGATTCTGCAAGCTTGCCGATTTTTTCTGATTTTTTTCTCTTGTCGAATCCAACTACGGACATCAGTGATTGTACATCTCCACTGTTATAATCGCTGGAGATGTCAGGCAGTGAAGCCCTGTTTTGTAGCCAATCTTCCGGGATGTCTTCTACTTCCAAAAAAATTCCTTGGCCGTCGCCTTCGTTTGGGATGGTTCCAAACTGATGCCACATTCCGATTGGTGTGGTGGTTTGTCCTCCATAACCCTCCCACGGTGTACTTGCTGTTATAGGCAGCGTTATATTATCCAAATATGGGCTATTGGTCGAAGAGTAATTGGCGGAGGAATAAGGCCCAAAATTGAGAACTGGCGTTTCAAATTTAGTTTGAATGGCCCAAGAAGGACTTCTTTCGCCTGTACTCGCTATAGAATCCACAAACAGCTTATTAAATATATTTACAGATGAGGTTAATTGCATCGCATAATTATTCACACTTGCGCTGTGCATGGGGAAAGCAGAAGCACCAGAGTCTCCAGACTTCCAAGTGTCGCTATCATATCCATCGACCCTCCAGCAAACAATTTTTGAGTTAGCTTGGATATCTTCTATTGTTGGTAATCCAGTTGTGGTGGGTGTGTAAATAACATCCACCCAAGATTCTCCGTTGTAATAAGGGGGTGTATGGGATACATTGTAGCCATATAAGCCGTCTGTAAGCTCTGGATTGTTATAGCTATAAAAAGATGGCTGTTGTCCGAATGGAATACATCCTGCGGTTCCACCCACACCCGCAAAAGACGGTATTGGGCTGGATGGAATACTACCGGATCCTGCAAGTGGTGGACCAAATGCAGTTGGGCGACTATACATATTGAGTGTCGCCATTCGGTAATTTTTAGAGGTTCCGCCTACAAAATTTTGCCCCGAACCGTCTGAAAAGTATTCTTGAGGGGTTGGCCAATTAGCCTGTTCTCGCTTAACTCCCTTCATGCTGCGTCGAATCTTTATTCTCATAGCATATGAAACACTTGAAGATACAGACAAAAATTCATTTTCTTGATTACTCGCAAGAGAAGTAAGCTCCCCATTGGCTAAAAAGAATTCCGGAGTTGATGCCAAAAAGTTCTTAATAGCCAAGCTGTAGGAATTTTTTTCGCTCGGAGCAGTGTTAATTTTTGATACCACATCTATGGAGCAGGAAGGGTGTGGTTCCATATCATAAAATTCTATTCCCTTCATACTTTCTGGGTTCAATAGGGCTTCGAAAGGAACTCTGTAGTCCCACCTACCCGAATCAACTGTTGCTGGACCTATAGCATAATAATCAGTTTGTCCGGTTCCGCCTGCAGAGTCATAATTTACTACCTGATATGAGCCTGTATATATGGGATAATCTACAGCGATGCCTGACTTAATTGTGTTATAGAGAATACCGGGAGAGAATAATGGGGCCATTATGGGCCGCATCTTGAGATTTCCGGCAGATGCGGCAGCTCCAGTCGTACCCTCTATCGAATCTTTGAAAACATCCGAAAATTGCTTTCCAATTTCCAAAGTCCTTTCAGCTGGATAGAATCCGTCATACGCGATGAATTTCTTCAATGCCTTGCAGCTTAAAGATAAAGATTTTTTGAAAGAGTCTGAAACATATTTGTCGTGATCATTGGATATAATAGAGAAATTCTCCATAAAATCAGAAAAAGAATATATGCGGTAGAAATCGTCCTCTCCGCTATTTTGAGGAGTATTTTCTGATATCCTTATATCATAAGTAGCCGGATTCCCATTAGTATCTATATAATTGACTGTTTCAGAATTATCTTGATTTACTCCAAAGATCGAAAATGATGCAGTATTTGCAGTTATAAAGCTGTCACTACTGTTAATATATTTTTCCACGTTTTGGCTTACTCTAAATTCTGGTATTATGGACATGTCCTTATTCTTCAATCGCATGTTATAAACATATAACTCATATTTATCATAAAATGGATTACTTGGTGAAGAAATAAATTCGCCATCTTGCAAGTACCCTGCCTGTGTGTGTGCTTGGAATTCGGCATTGCCACCGAAAATGGAAACTTGCCCCAAGGGGTTAGTGAGGCCACCGGGCCAAGATGTGGTGCCGGGTCTCTCTTCTAACGAAAGGTATACCGATGATGTTAATATCGATTGAAAGAACCACCTATTTCCACCAGCTGGCGGGGTGCAAGAAGTTCTGCTCCCTACCCAAGGGTTTATAGAAAATGGATCTACGGGAGATAGGCAAGATCCAAGAGTATGTTTTCTTGCATATATGGGAGAAGGCTCTATATCTTCTTCTTCGCCCAAAGAAGACCCGACCAAGCTCCAAGCGAATGTGTAATCATTTTGTAGCTCGCCTGCCTTACCAAGCGAAGCTGACTGTGCTATATATGTTGATAGTCCTGTTCCAAACTGTTCGGATGTGTCCAGTGCCCATGCACTTTGCGAAACAACGTAGCCTTGAGAGTTGGTTCCTCCGAATTTATCGTTTCCTAAGATAGATCGAGCTTCACGCGAGTTTTTCCAGAAAGTGTTTTTATAATTAATTCTCTCACGGTTTCTTTTAGTATACATATTAATAGCAGATGGATACACCTGCTCTTTGTAACCCAAATATCCTAGACCCTGTATTGGATTTGAAATAATATTCATGGCGTTGTCTACATAAAGAGTCCTGATATCATCATATGCGAGCTTTACGGCATCATTTGATAAGTTAAGATCGCGATTAATTTCTTTATTGGCGAATAAAGTAGTCGCATTTCCGAAAGTACTGTTAATAAATACATTATTTACCGCCGTATAGGGAACTCCATTAGACTTTTCGGGAGTTGCCACCTTTAAGATTTGCGTCAACGCCTTATATTTTGAGATAACAGGAGGATCTTGACGCAATTTTAGGTCATCATTTTCTAAATTATAGGCGGTTAAGTTAGAAGAATTCCATTTTTTAGCCAATGGATTCTCATATCCCCTTGTCTGTTTCCATGTTGGGAGCTGATAAGGCCCATTTCTTTTCAATAATAGAGAGTTTAGAAGGGAAGGCTTCCCTTTTGTATTAACTCCATCCGTGATAAGGGTGTCATTTAGGTAGCTTTCCACATCAGTGTCATTTTCGGCAAAGCCAATGAAAGAATTAGTGTATTCTAGTGGCTCGCGAGTATTCAAGTTTAACCAGTTGTATGTGGTAGGCACATAAGTAAAGTAAAAATTACTAGCGGCGAAGGGGCCGCCCATTATAGTTTCGTCGCGTCCGAATTTTCTATCTTTGAAGTCGCTAGTGGTAGGCCGAAATCTATTGCGAGAGCGGAATGCACTGGCAGACGAAAATGTTACTAAATCCCCATCGCCACTATAAGGAAGGTATCCAAAAGTATCGTAAGATAGGGCTGACGCTGTGATCCAAGTATACTGTAAATCGCTTTGAGGGATCGGATGTTGGACAAAATAGTTGTCATAAACTGATGCAGTGATAGTTGTTGAACCAGAATCCTTCATTTGTCGGATTGGATTGCGGTTAACCTGATAAATACTGGCTGTTCCCGCATAATTTAGAGAATTTACGGTCGAAGGACCGGATCCGATGTCAAAAACGTCCGAATAATAGCCAAATTGATTGACGTGAGATGCTAATAAGAGGCGATATGGGTCTCTAACTGTGGTATTTCTGTAATTTAAGTCGTTATAGGGGGAAAATTCTGCTGCTTCTGGGTCTAAAGCGGGTCCACCGTTGGAGTCGCCCGCCGTATCTGGTGCTCCCGGTGAGGAAAAGCGGTTAACAAATACCCAAGCTGACCTTCCTCGCTGTGGTTTTGCGTAATCATCCATCCCTGCGATGTATGGAGAGGGAATATATTCGATAGTAAAGCCGCCAGCCTTTACGAAAGCCACATTATTTTGTGTTCTACTGACCGTTTGGACTATTTCGTAGTCCTCACTGTAGTTTCCGAGTCCATAACTGCCTGTATCGGTCTTAATATTCTTGATATTTACTGATCTTTTGGCCACCAAGTCGCGATAGAGCATCGCACGAGGGTGAGTTACAGGCTGGTGAACGAATTTAATTGCTTTTGGAGCACCTTGGAACTCTAATTGCCACGCTTCGGGGCGAGTGAGGGCGGTATCAGTGCCATCGTTAAGTTTGATGTGCCTATGCTGGTTACCACCGACGAATTTCTCCGTAAACGGACCCTGCATAGGTACATTACTGTCGATATAAGAGTCTACATGAAGATTTTCAATACCAAATCCATCTTTTAGGCCCGTATTGATCGCCGTTTGGTATCCTGTGGTGACAGAAGAGCTTACAGGGACGAATGGAAGGAGCAAATCGCCCTTTCCGTCCAAATATGGGTCTGAATCTAGCTCGCTTTCGGCCTTAAATGCAAATCTTCTCTTTATATTGAGGTCTTGGTTGTCATTACAATCCACAAATTCTTGAATATCTGCAGTTTTAGCAATGATTCCGTTAGAATCTCCAAACTTTACTGATTTTCTAACCAATTCTCGCTTATTGTTCTCAATTGACACACCCGATGTTACGATTTGTTCTTTTTTGACTGTATATTTTAAAGGATTCGAGTATTGGCGATTTAAAGCAGACAAAGTTACTGATAAAATCTGCTGTCTGGCCGAATCGAGTCCGGGGAGGCCGCTCGCCAAGGGTGGTTTGTCCCTTTCAGCTCTGTTTTTCCACCAAAAACACGCTTCAGACTCGGATCCATCTACAGGGTGGTGCCCATCTTCCCAATTATAAGTTAATCTGTTGATTCCATCGATTCCCGCCTCTGGATCATCTTGTTTTACATCTACAGTTGGATACTTGTTCCAATATTTATTTCTCTCAAGGACGTGGCTTTCCACCGTTGTTCTGATGCCATCTTGCTTTACGGCACTCGCAGGGAAAAGATCCATGAGCATTTGCCCCAGAGAATCATCAATCCACTTATAATATTCGATATATCTTTCAATATTGGGCGTATTCTCGACATTTTCAAAAAAAAGTGAGCGCAATTTATTCATAGACTTATATTCTTGTCTATAGCGGTTAACCGGGTCGCCAATTAAATTATTAAAATCTAAAATAGAGGCAAAGTAATTAATTATTTCTTCAGTAATAGACGCATACATGCTTTTCTCGACCATGTAGTAGAAGTTAGTAGGTCTACTTTGGCGAGTAAACAGTTGTTCATCGGCTATATTAAAAACTTTAACTGTATCATAGGAATTAACAATTTCGGGAGCAGTTTGTTTTCCTACGGGAATAAAATCTACATTTATAATCCTTGTGTCATTGGGATATAAAAAGTCGGCCCTTGCTGTGTGCTGCTTGCCGATAACATTACCCATCCACGAGTATCTTTCGGTTAATTCTGTAGAGCCAGAAGAGTAATCCAGTACATCAAATCCAGCATCAGGGGTTGTTGGAACCCCCGATCCAGCGTCGGAACCAGTTATCTGATCGAATCTCCAATATAATGCAAGGGTTTCCATTTCTGGAATTTCGGTTCCCGTCAAACTTGTGACAAAATTGTAAGAATTTCTATAAGGATTCTTAGATCCAAAGTTATCCACATCTAAAGCATGAGCATTAATTACAGAATTATCGAGATATGTGGTCCAATATCTTACGCTACCCAGTCTTATGTCTGAGCCGTGTATACTAGATCCTGTGAAATCTTGGCGGTGTGCTCCCGCATATAACCTTTTTGGCTCGTTGAGCAACTTATCGCCGTCGATGGCGATATCGGTGGTTAAGGATATCTCACCTTGTATAGTATCCAGGATGCGATTCACCGCATATAGCTCTAAACTATAGTTGGTTGTCGCAGTTCCATGTACAAGGTCGCTATTCTGCTTGGATGGAGATAGGCGTATTCCTACATTCCATTTTTTATTATTATATAGATCTTTTATTATATCACTTTCTAGTGAGACTCCATAATACGAACTGGTCAACAAGAAGTATCCGTCAGCAGAGTTGCCATTAGTGTCTGGATTGACGACATATAACTGCATGTCATAGTCATTAGCTGGCCATGTAAAATCTGTAGGGGTTGAAGGGTCTGCAGTGTGGAATCCGAATACGGATGAGGTAACAAATGGTGTCGGGTAGTAATTATTTTGAGAAATGTTTCTTTTTCGAGGCAAGATAAATTCTGCCTCTGCAGTAAAGGAAGTATAATCTTCAAGGTCTGTTTGCGATGCAGATATAAAAGATACCGAATCAGGAATCAACGAAGAAGTCTGCTGATATATGGATGCATAAAAGGAGTCTGGCCTGTAGAAATCCACAAGCCGTTTTTTGGAAACTGAAAACTTGTATTCTTCAGTGAGATCGTAAACTAGGTTGTTGGCGTAAGAATTTACTCTTACCAAACTTTCATCTACGCCGTAGCACCTAATTAAATTCCTAAAGGCTTTTTCGGTACCTTTGGACTTGTATATGTCTACTACATTGTTGTAGATATTTTTATATATTAAATTTTTTACATCAAATAAATCTTCTTCAAAATTTTTAGTCTCGTCTCTGGTAAATATCTGATTGAGAATATCTGCACTGGTGAACATATTGTTCGCTACGATACCCGTATTTTTTACTAACTCGTTAGAAAAAGGGATCTCCTTGTTGCTAGAGCTAACATAAGTTATATTTTTTATAGTATTCACCTGTTCTATTTGCAAGTGAAGGGTATCAAGGTAACTTGACATTATTTGTGTTAACTGTTTCAAGTGACCACTTTGAGTTTCATCGCCGTCAATTATCCAAGTTGGAAAGTTTCCGTAAAGAGAGGAGGCATTAGTGTAATCGTAATAAGATCCCGAAGTCCTTAATTCTGCAGCCACATTAGACACTAAAGGATTTTCTGAATATATAATTGGATCTTTGAATTCTTTTGGGGCAGCTCCAGCCAGTACTATAGCTGAGTCAGTGCTTCTTGCTGAACTATTATACCCTGTCCACGCACCGTTGGTGACACGGCCAGAATAATCTAAAACAGTAGAGTCAATAGATGCTATGCCGGTGATACCCTCATTAAATTTATAATAAACTCCCAGATCGGCGTTGGCGACATCCTGATTGGAACCCCCATCGACTTGAGTAAACCAATATCTGCCAATATCTTTAGAGGTTCTTTTTGTTTTCCAGAATCTAAATTCATCTAAAGAGCCAGATAGCTTACCCCACCCTTTGTCAGCATAATCTGCAGCGGCGATGATGGCTGGGCTTGTTAGTGCGCCGATGTTGGCTTGTAATGCTCCGGTAATTTCTGTTAGAATAGGAGATGAGGAAGTTGATTCAAGCATGCTCCCGTTTTTATAAAAATCAACTTTAAGTTCATTAGATTCATTGTAAATTCTGAAAGCGTAATGACTAAAAGTCTGCAAGGTTGTCGGGGTTGTGTCAGCCCCAAATGTAACTTCTTCATAGGGTGCTGCCGTACCGGACTGGACTGTTAACAAGAAGTTATTATTTGCTGTTCCGGTAAGTTGAAGTAATATTCTCCCGTAAGGTGATCCAAGTGGATCATAGGTTGATGAATTCCACAAGTCAAAAATAACTTCTTTTTCTGTCTTCGCCGAATCAAAGGAATCTTTTTTGAGCCAGAATTCTACAGTTACACCATTATCGAAATTAGTTTTTAAGTTGCTTTCTCTAGTTCCTGTTCCTGTAAAGCCTTTGTCATCATATATATCGGTATCGTATTTATTGGAATCATCAAATGTTTGACTAAGTTTTTTACCAATCATCCCGTCAGAGGCCGTATGTGGGCCTCCTAAAAAGTTAATGTATTCTTTAGTGGTTGGATTTCCGTAACCTTGCGAGATAGCACCAGAGCGCGTTCCCCAGCCTTCTGCAGATATAATAATAAAGCCGTTTGTTCGCGGATATTTGTTGTCCAAGAGCCACAAATCCATATATGTAGATTCTTGCGAAAACTCTTGTTTTTCTCTAGCTGACCCATCGTAAGGATAATCTTCGTAAATTCTTTTAATTGCATCATTATAGTACCGCTCTGCAGAACCATAACGTGCAAAAGTCTCTGGCTTGGCAAAATCAACTTGAGGAATAAATCTTTTTCTATTTTCCCAAGTTTCTTTTACGTTGGCTATAGACTCTCCGTCCTCACGGATGTTTTCTGGTGTTTCCGCAAAGACTTCTGTTGGATTTGTGCCGTCAAAAAGGTTTCTTATACTCATACTTCTTCTACTCTGAATTTCCAAATATGTGGTTGTTCTACATAGCTATTTACAGTTTGTTCATAGTAGGCAACCTTTATTCCATATGAATATCCAGCTTCGAGAAGATCCATTTTTAGATCAAAGTAATTTCCACTAACATCGAAAGACATTTCTGTTCCCTTTGTGCTGCCCGTATCGTATGGAATAACAACCAGATCGTCCGTTAATCTGTGAATCTGATAAGAGCCACTTTCAATAATTAAGGTATCTGTTTTTTTAGTTGCTACTGTATAAATAGTTGGACTCCAATCTTTTTCTCTAACATAAAATTCAAATCTTGGGTTCTCGTGAGTATAGTATGTGGACCTAAGATTTGTTAGAGTTGTTACATAAGTTGGGTAAGGATTATAGCCGGATGCTTGATGAGTCTTTATATCAATGGTTCCTGTGTGATAACAGTTAGTAAATCCTATATCAAACCATCTGTCATGGCCGACACTTGCTGTAGTGTCGAGGGAGAATGAGGCAGAATAGATGCCAGTCGATACACGGCCAGCTGTAATTGGCGAAGTGTTAATTTGTTCTCCACCGGATGCGGAAGTGTACACTCTAACGCCCAAGGTTGTTGCACCGGGAATGTCTCTTAATCTTCCACCAATTGCATTATAAAGATAAATTGTTCTTTCGTTTTCTTCGGCCGGTAATAATGATGAGCTTGCATAAAAATTACCTCTATCGTCCTTGATCGAGGAATCCCAAACGGCCTCGATTGTTGGACGCTTGAAGAAGAATTCAGAACCTCTTCCAAAAAATTTCTTTGTATACCAAGTTTCAGTAGCCCCTAACAGGTTTATTATCTCATTGCTGTCAACAGGAATTGTCCCGTTTTCACCGACACACTTTCCATCTACTATCTTCATTCCACCGGAGCCGGTAGCAAATAGGTTTAAGGTACCTTTTCTGTCAAAGATACTTACTTGTGTTGGCGGAGTACCAAGATTGATTTTGTCTCTTGGATCATCGCCGTGTACCCACCAATTAATTAAGTTAGAATATATAGAAAGTTCTTTAATAGGAGCAGGACAACCACTATTATAAAGCTCTGTAATTTCAGAAGCGGTCAATATTTTATCAAATTGAGCCACATCATCAATTAACCCCTGCCAATTAGCGGCTGTTCCGGTTCTGGAACCTCCAATAGCAAACATATCATAATCAGTTTTTGGATTAGTTCCAGCTCCCGGTGATTCGGTGCCCCAATTTGCCAAAACATTATCAATATATAAAGACGGTGTAGAATTATTTCCTGCGTCGGCAATTACTATGTGTGCCCACTGGCCCGGTGATATTGCTTCTGTGGAAAAGAATGTAGATTGAGATGTATAATCTCTCTGATAAGCTATTGTTCCATCTGATCTTGTCCTGAGAGTTCTTCCAAATGTATCTGCCCCCGTGTTTTGCCAAAAAAGTAGATATCTTGACCCAATAGTCTCCGGATATACCCACATCGAAATTGTTGTTGGTCCAGTAAGTTGCATTTCTTGAGCAGATCCGGATAGGAAAGCCAAAGCATCAAACTCGACAGACTCACGAGGATAATATCTTGCATAATATGCCTCTTGGCTGGATGTTAAGTGTACACCTATACCATAATTTGGAATTGTTCCGGCAATCCAGTCTTCAACCAAGGCGGTGATATCTATCTTTAGATCTTCATTTCCGATAGGAAAAGTTTGCTCGAAAGCTGGAGAAGCAAGATAATCTCCGCCTTCCCTTAACCATGGAGTATTGGCTGCGGAATTTATCCAGTTGGACCCGTTACCATTATTGGTTACATCTTTATATTCTTCCATATCCAAGCCGGTGCCTTCTTGCCATGAGCTAGAAACCGGAAGAACAGTTAATTTTAATTCTCTGGGTGTTGTTTGATTGTTCGGAGCATTGTACATATTCAGAACAAAGTTAACTTCTCCAGCTTGGGGAATCAAATCATTAGATCGATCTGTAATAATGTCATTTATGGGAAACTCAATCAAAACTCTTTCAAGTTCAGTAGAAGTAGCAGAAGCTTGCCCATAAATAGAAAAAGTCTCCAGTATGTCTGACAATCCCATATTTGCACCAGTACCTCTGGTAGTTAAATCCTGCCTAAAAGCATTTGTTATTGTATTATCTTTATTTGCATAATATTTTTTAATAGCCATTATTTTACAACTCCGGTTATGTCAACGTTTGGAAATTTAATTTCTAGACATACGTTTAGGGGGCACCCAAGGAATCTGCCATCGGCAGATAGATTTGCGCCGATATCATATCCCACTTCGGAATATTTTCCACCCCTCTTGTTGGTGACCCTCACATTTTGAGTGTCGATTACACCAGTGACCCTATTTAATTCGAAATATACTTCTGTTAAGTAAAAAGGTTCTCCCATAATTAATTTTTCTCGATATTTATCTTTTAGAACTTCCATGCATTTGGTGAAAATATCAGATTTATTAAAATCGGGATCCGCTATGACTTCAAAATGTACGCCGATATTGACGACTTTTCCATCTATTATATCTACGGTATCATTTATCATCTTATAATTAGAAAGCCATACCCTCAAATTCTCTTTTAAGCTGGAGGATGTGGGCTGTAGATTGTTATTCCTATCGTAAGTTAAAATATAAAGGTTTAAATTTCTTTTAAAGGAATCATTGTCAACATTTACAGAGCATCTGGCGATAGAGCCGAACTTGGAAGGCATGGAATAAGTCAATGCTTCGTAGTCCTTTTCAGTAACTGCTCTGCCTTGAGTGGCGAAATATGAAATAGCTCTTTGCTTTATCTCCTCGCTAGTAGAAGGGACGACACTACCTTGTATAGGGTTCTCGTTTATGCATTCCACAGATCTGCGAACGGAGGCTATTTTTGAAGAGTTAAGGGATGTCAAGTCCGAAAACTCTAAGATTAAATTTGAAATATTATTAATTGAACCCACTGTTGCATTTGGATTTAGGCTGTTATTTTTTCGATATTTTATTATAAGCTGTGTATTGGAAGGGGAAATTCCCAATGTATCACTATTCATCAACTTTGAAGGGTCGAGCCTAACATCACTTACATAATCTCTACCGTATAACTCCAGAGAAACAGAAGCTGGGCTTGCTACAGAGCTATTTTCAAGCTCGTCTTCGGATCCAAAACCAAATTGTAAGTAATAATCTGTGCCATCGTATTCAAAAACAAACCTTCGCGGTACAGAAATCGGTCTTAAAAATTCTTTTACATTATTAGTATCGACGCCCTTGTTTGAGAAAGCCTTATATACCACATTTTGAGCCAAATTTTCAACCTGGAAATACTCATTGCCGTCCGAATCTTCTACGGATAAAATCTCCACTATGTTCGAGTCATTAATGACTGTTTTGCGAAACCTCTTATAGTCTCCAATTGAAATTCTAGTTTCCTCTAGGTTTCCAGATATAACTTTGCCTGTAGCTCTTACGGCATAAGAGGAGGGCACACCAGTTGATTCATTTATTCTGCCCGCAACGATTTCCGAGGAGGGATCATCAAAGCGAATATCTTCTGTTAAAATAAAATTATTACCAGATTCTGTTGAAAATACCGAACCTTGTCTTATTATAGGCATATAGGTCGTGTCAGGGCCTAGACCGAGGTCGTTGGCAGGGACCAAAACATATAGGGTTATTTCTCCGCTTGATGTTGCCACTTGTTGATATTTGTAACCCATTTGTCTCGACAGGTTTATTACATTCTTTTTTTCAACAGCTGTTTCTAAAAATGATTCGTTTACTTGGTAGTCTAAATAAAAAGACATAACATCGCCTACATACGATACCATATCCATCATGAGAGATCCAAAAGATGCCTCGTTAAAGTCTTGATAGACTTCTGGATAGTATCTTTTGGCATAGTCTACTAGAGATTCTTTGATGGAATTGAAATCTCTTGATGTATAATCTATTGGGGTTTTTCTTTTTGCCATTTAATTAATTTCCTTAAAATCCTGTCGCGCCAGGGTCTTGTGGAGACAGGTTCAAAATGAGAGTTTGATTATTGGCTATTGATGGGATAAAATATTCAATAGTTATCTCATAAGTATTGGACAGATCTGTTCTCTCAAATATATTTATATTTGTTATCTTGATGTAAGATAAATATCTATCAACTTGGTTTAGAATCCTATTCTCTATTTCTCCGGAAGAAAAATTACCCTCTTGGTTAAAAATATATTGAGATAAACCAACTCCAAAATCTGGGTTCATTATTCTTTCACCCGGAATTGTCAAGATGAGCATCTTTAAATTTTGCTGCCCCACTGACCTAATATCTTTTAGTAGCGAGTAAGGCCCATCGGTTGGATCATACTGAAGCGGTAGTCTTGCTGAATATCCGAATGGCAACTTAAATTCTCTCCAAAGTGTTTACAATAAATTTTTTAGTATCGTTTAGCACTTTTCCGTTCCAATTGTCAACAGTAGTTGGCAAGAGGGGATTTGAGGCTCCATTTTCCAAGAAAGTACCAAACTCCTCATTGCAATAAATAGTTGCCAAAGATATTAAATTTTCAATATTCATCCCTCGGTAATAAAAATTTGAAAAATCGTTTATTTGAGATAAGCCTTTTTTCATAGAAATTTCATCGTAATCATCTAATATTCTACTAGATATGGGCTGGTCGGGTATTTCTTTTTCATACACCACGAGAGGCGATAGGAAATACCTCTCCTTCTCTTCAGCCTCGGAGTCCGAAATGAGAGTAAAAGCCTTCGCTTGATTTCTTAAATCTAGGCTGATATCCATTTCCAAGACACCGGCTTTAGAAAAATCATACAATGAGGAGATTCTCAAGCCGAAAGACCAGCTTTCCCAATTTTCGCTTATATTGCCACTTAGGGGATCTGCTACGAGATATTCTTGAAACTTTTTTAAGTTTTGCACTCCGGAAGGCAGACCCGGTTTTGCACCATTTAATATGATATATTTTTCGAGCCTCAAGCCACCTGTCAGTACTCCAACCTTATCAGGATCTGATATGACATTAACAGTAGAGCCTAAAATAGATTCATTAAAAATATAATTATAAATCGTATTTGTTTTATTTATAGAAGGAAAGGTGTTGTTTTCAATATCGGCCATGGCCTCCTGGAATTCGGTTATATATTTTTTTGAATTTTCTTTAACGAAGAAGCGAGCGAGTGCTTCTATATCTTGAGTATTTTTTTCCAGATTTTCCATACGGCTTTCTCTGTCGCCTTGTAGCCAGTTTTTTATATTATTGTTAAGATTACTGACGTTGGATTCTAGATGTGAATCCAGTGGGGAGATTAACCCTTCGTTAGAGGCAACAATAGCTACTTGAACTATTTTTTCCAAAACTTTTGCCTGCCCCCTGTTGGTAGAGAAATCATCTACAGTGGCGACAAATTTTTCATATATGTAATCTCCCAAATAATCAAATTGGTGAAGCATATTTGCCCCAAATGCCTCGTAAATGGGGAGATTTTTTATTAACACCTCAGAAGTTACGGTATTTATGAGCATCCTAAAGGAGGCATATGAAAGAGCTATATCTTCTTTGGACTTTAGTCTGTTAAAAGGAACGTACTTGTTTGTTTTTTCAACGTCGTCCATCAGTCCATAAAGATCTTTTGTTTCCTTGATTATCGCATCTTTGCCAAAAAGTAAAGGAATAAATTCTTCTTCGCGGTTCCTTATCCTGTTATAAACTTTCGTTCTCCAAGATCCTCCGTAAGTTCTTTTCTCCAGTTTGGTCAACATATCAGAAAAATAACTTTCTACAATAGATGTTAATACTCCATTATTTATAAAGTTTTCTGAAATCTTATTGTTTAAATTATTTCTTAGGATAGATTGATTTTTTAACAGGAGGGTTTGTATTTTGTCTGCACCAGTCTCATACGCGGCGGATTCCGGGCTTTTATCCCTATATGAAGTGGTTTTCGCCCCTTCGAAAGTAAGGGTGATGTTTGATGACGTTTTACTGGGAGAATAAGTAGCGTCGATGATTCTAGAATTTTGCATACTTTGTGGGGATTCCGGTTTTGTCTCTTTTCCAAAAAATGATGATATGAGCCTTCGGTTCTCTCCGATGCCATCGGTATTTACCATAATTAAGTCGAGTAATCCTCGCGAATTATAGAGGTCATTTTTATAATTTTTACACGCAGTATCAATTTTGTTTTCTATTACGGGCTGGAACAAATTTCCAATATGTTTTGAAATTTTGCTAAATAAAGGGCCTTGTTTTGACTTTAAAATTTCTCCCAGCTGGCCTACAATCACGCCGTTTGGATTTCCTAAAGTCTCTGCGGCGAAACATATTTTATCCTTTTGGATATTTTTTAGTACCTCTTTCATCTCTGATATTTGATCTTGGGTTATGCTAGGCTTGTTGTTTAAGTAAGCCTGCTCTAAACTATCAAAGTCGTTACCACAATAGTCCACTTCGACTAATTGCTCCGGACTCAAGCTTTGATAAAATTGCTCCTCCACTTTATCAGCATCTAGTAAATTGCCGATTTCTAAAAAAATTTGATCGACATCGCTATAATTGAGCATGTATTGGGAAACTTTTAAGTCCTTTATTAATCCCAAAACCTTTTCATATGTAACGCTTTCTCCGTCTCCATTATACAGCCTCACCTTGTCATAGTGGCCTAAGCCGACAGAACACGATTTTAAAAATCTATCGACATCTTCTAGGCTCAATGGTTCCACAGCATATGTGCTGGGGTATTTTTGTTGAAAAATTTGTCTCACTGATGAATTTACTTGTCTAAAATTTGAACTTGTATCTTTACAATACTCGGCAATTTGCTTTTGTAAAGACTCATCATCTTGAAACAAGTCCGGGACATACTGATTTTTTTTAAAATACTCTTCGTCAAATGACATCCCTGCGGCGATTATTTGGAAAATCTGCCTCATAGATTCGATAATGACCCTGACGGTCAGATTGATGAGTATGTTTTTCAATTCTTCCACTAAAACATTGCCGATGTCGGAAGGCTTCGGAATAAAACCGCCCTCCCTTTTAGGTACTTCCGGAAATTTAGGAAGATTAACGCGGCCTTGGCACCAATTCAAATCCATGGATACCGTGGCATTTGGCATTGGTACTTTACACTTATTTAAGATACCCTTGGTCATATCTGTAAAGAATCTTAGCCAGCCCATCTCATCCGGAAAAGAGTTTACCAAAACGTCCAGTAATTCCTCTCCTCGAATAGAGGCGGCGATGGAATCTCTGAAGGCCGAGAAGCGCAAATCTATGTCTGTGTCTTGTTGAGAGGTTTTTAATTTTAAAGAATATGTTGCAATTATTGTATCGTCGGTATCGTTAGTGTAGTCGGGCGGCATATATCCACCCGCAGTCCATGGAGGAATTGTGTCTCCCACAAATTTTCTATACCTTTCGAGTATTTCTGAATTTTTTCCAAATTTTCCAACCTCTCCCCATAATTGAGAAACATTTTTGTTGTCTAGATTGCGAACAGCGCACTTTGCCAACTCTTCCACATATTCTTCCTCATTGATATACGCAAAAACCGTGTTGGTTACCAAAGAAGTAAGGTCTCCTATCCCACACAAACCCAACCTATTTAGGAGATTTTTTCCCAAAGAATTGAGTGCTTCTTCGCCTTGATCCATGGCTACTTTTTGCAAAACTTCTGGCAGATTTTCAAAGAAAGTATCGCTAACGGACAGGGACATTCTTCTAGCAAAATTGGCCTTTTTCTTAGTCTCTCTTTCTAGCTGCCTATTGATCCGCTCTCTCTGTTCTGGTGTCATACATGGGGTTCGATATACGCTGTCTAAGATTTCTTTTTGTAATAATTTGACAGATCTCTTACTTATCTCTTTTGATGAAGCAAATTGCTTTGAGATGTCCTCGTTTGGAGATGCAGATGTGCTCCCCTTTTTAGCTGACCTAGATATTAAATCAGTAGTTTTATCTCTTTTTTTAGAAGAATTTAAAAAATATTGAGTAGCTATTGTCTCATAATTATTGGAACTATTTTTTATTCTTTTTTCTAATTCAACCAAATCAAATAGAAAAATTAATGTCTGGGGGCTGTTTTGGGGATACCCATTTTTAAATTCTTCAAATAAGTACTTCACATTTACTGAATCGATTCCCTGTATCAAGCATATTTTTGACACGAATGTGTCTTCATTTCTTGAGATTTGTATTTTTTTAAAGTCAAATAGATTTAGAGAGTTTGACTCAATTAAGCTTTTTATGTTGGATCCGAGCGTATATAAATTTTCAGATTCTAAAAGAAAATCCACTCCATTAAAAACATTTGTAGAATGAGAAAAAACATTAGAAATATATTGAGATTGATATTCTTGAAATTTTTTAGCAATATTTTCTAATTTTTGAAAAAAGGTTCCCAAGTCATATACAACCGTTGTTAAGCCTACGATACTAACATCGTCCTTTTCTTCTATATCGGTGAAAGCTTTTTTTGAGATTGACAACAACATCTTTTCTTTGATCAACGGCGAAGGATCTATATATTTGCCCGATAATTCTACCAAAGATTCCAATTCTGCTGCTCTATCCTCTCTTTTGTTAAGGTTCCGGAGAATATTAATTACAAAAGATTCATAATATCTTCTAGATTCTTCTTTTGCTTTAGCATCGCTAATTACCTCTTTGTCTGTCAGTATCGTTGTAGTAAACTTATCAGTCTTAGAGTTATAATAGACTTTGCCGGGTTTGGCGTTTGTCCAATCTTGTGGAGATTCAGGAAATATAGGAGTCATTAGTTTGTCCTGTTTAGGTCGCTGTTGATATAATCTTTTCCTAACGCAGATAAATAGTTAACCTCATCAAATAATAAATTAATCTTATTTGTGGTCGCGTTCATAATGCCTTTTATAATGTTGTCTGAAAAGTTGAGAGATAGCGTAGTTAACAACAGAGGAGATTGAACGGCGGCGGGAGTTTGGGTAATCGGGTCAATCGCAAGAGGGTGCGTGTGGGCTTGTAGTTGTAACAGTGTGCTGTTTTGAACTTGTGCTAGGTCCATAATAATATCAGATAAAACATTTATTCTTTTCATCATTGATTTCATGGCCTTTTCCATATTATCTCCGAGCACCATGGGTTGCAGATTTTTTACATTTGTTCCAGCTATTAATTCAATTCCAGATCCACTTCTTATTTTTCCACCCTTGGAATTTCTCTCTCCATATTGACCTGTTGTTAGTTTTATACCAGATTTGCCCTTAAAAGCGATTACGTCTGCTTGAGCACCGATACCAGAACGGGCTTTTTGTCTCATATTATCACCCTCTGGCATGGAGAAATTGTCTTCAAGATCCGTAGTTTCGCTTATATAAATTCGTGCTGCATCATACATGAAATTGTCATTAACATATAGTGAAGAATTTTTAGATACAGAGGGGAGGCTTGTCAGTCTTCCACATACGATATCTATAGAAGATGCCGGGGTTCCAAAAGCAGAATATCCTGTTCCGGGTCCGCCGGGAGCGTCTTTACCAAGATTAATGAAGCTATTATTTTTATTAAGTACTTTGCTTGACTCGATTGGATTGAAAGTTGGCAACTCTCTATATGCATACTTTCCATCTATTCCAAGTTTTTTAGAAACACCTCTGGGTATTGCATTTTTTTGAGTCTTACTGGAAAATGCTTCGGCTGATACATTGGTATATACAGAATTTTCTTTTGGTAATATTTTTTGTGCCATATTAATCGTCCTCTGTACTACTTTCTTCCGGAAGTGGCTCTGGATCTTCTGGAAGGGATTCTGGTGGCAGTGCGGGTGCAGGGGTGTTCTCCGTGGGCGTTGTGTTAGATCCGGTGGCAGTCGTTGATTCGGGTGTAGCAGGTGTTGCGGTTGATTCTTTGGGTACTTGCTGCATGATGCCCGGTAACGCATCTTTAGAGAAGTTCAGCTGATTAGGATAATTGAAAAACAATGGATTTACTGCCCCTTTTGCTCCTATGGCACTTTCTCCAGCAAACTCCATCTTTTTTTCTCCAGTGCCCTGATTGATCCCCAAGGAGTAAGTATCATACTTTTTTATCCCGCCAACCATCTTAGAAACTAACACTTCAAAATGAAGATGGATGCCGTTTGAACCTTTTCCTGCGCCCGGATCAAATTTTCGACCTCCCATATAACCGAGAACATCTCCGGCCTTGACAACATCGCCTTTAGATAGTCTTCCCCCACCGGCTTTTTCTCCTATAAGAAATAAATGCATAGATCTGGTTTTTACTTCATAAATTCCCTCTGTATCGTTGGGTATATCATGCTTTACCACTATATAGCCTATTTTATCTGCTCTTGTGGGCTGTTGGGGGCTGGGAGGATTTAGTTTTCCGTCGAACCCAACCAATTCAACTACACCGGATGTGATAGCTACTATGGGGTAGCCTGGGCCTCTATTTTTCTTCGCGATATTTAAATCTACACCTTTATGCCACCTCATTTCCGCATCTAGACCTTTGCGCTTTCGGGGTCCAAATCTTGAAGATGTTTTTATTGATTCTCCAGAGAGGCATGCAATAGGGGTAAAAAGAGGTGTCCATGGGAGGGCCTTTATTTGCTCTACAATTGATTTTTCTTCTGGTTTGCCTTCCCACTCTTTGGGGGGCGGCAATTTGCTTGGGCCAGTCTCTTTCGGAGATCCCGGCTTGCTTATAATCGAATTATCGTTACCGGGCCACGGATCTGGTCCGGTGACCCACGTTGACTGTGATGAGAAAAATTGTGGAAACCCCTCGATGCCTGTTTTCTTTTTTCTTATAAATTTTGCAGTATCTTGAGTTTGGTCTTCATAGAGGATATCAACGAAGTCTCCCGGTATTGACTGTTCGCCTTCTTCTGCTACCGACCTAATTGTTGATGTATGCAATTCAGTAGATATAAATCTTTTATACATGCCAAGTGTAGAATCATCGTATTTCCACGGGGCCTTTAAAAAATAGTTTTTGGACTCTGCATTTCTCGTATACACCTTGTTTAGATTATTTACATCGCCGGGGTTGTCCTTCTCTTTGTTCGAATTAAATTTAATTTTTTCATAATCAGTTGCTTGGGATTGTACTGCAACAACCATAGATGTCCGATTCTGCACACCCTCTAATATATTTTGATCTCTACGGATTATATTTGAGAGTGCCTGACTAGAGAACTCTGTACCTGCAGCCTCGTTCAAAATACTGTTCGTATATCTAGTATCCTTTTTTTGCCAAGGATTTTGGTTTCCCGGAATTTCTAAGTTTTCTAATTCTAAAACAATTTGCTCTCTAGTCTTATCTTCAGCCATCGGTATCTCCCTGCAAAAGATCGAAGATGTCTCTTTTATCATCGGCAGTTAATCCAGTCTCTTTCTTCTCTGCCCTTTTTAGCAAAGTTGAAATCTTGACTAACTGCTCGTTTGATCTTTGCAGGGTTTCTACGTACTTGGCAGCAGTGATTCCGACTTCTCTGTGTCTTTCTTCACTTTTGCTCAAATAAATCATGACATCATCCAACAAACGCTTAGTAACATCTCTGTCTAAGCGAATATTGTTAATGGCTTCTTCTAATATTTCATCTACTTTCTTTTTCATTTATCATAGATCCCCTCGATCCCATTTTGTTTTAAAGATACGATATTTCTTTCTCATCTTATTTAGAGAGTTCACGATTTGTTTTGTGTTCAATCCAGTAATTTCTCTCATATACAGATAAATAGCTTTCTTATTAAAAATTTCTATATCGTCTGGAGATTCTAGTAAAATTTTTATTGCTTCGAGAACCTTCTTTTCGTTCTCTTTGAGTTTATCCGAGTCCCATTGGCCTATTTCGGTCCATAAATGATTCCAGAACTCTTCTTTTTCACGCTCTTCATCATACTCATTATGAACAGCGATATGTTTTAGCTCTTGCTCTTTGGGTAGCTCGTCTATTTCAATTTCTCTAAGATTTTTCTTTTTATTTTTCTTAACTTTTTGAATGAACCAGTTTTTTGTGATTACTGAAAAATATGAGAAAGCCTTTGATCCCTTGTCTGGGTTAAATTTTCCTAAGACTGTCATGAGCCAGATTTTGCACTCTTCTCGCAAAATATCAATATTTGGCAAAGTGGTGAATTTGTAAGTAAATACAATTTTGTCAACCATCTGATCAAATGCGGGCTGTAATAATTTCACATACAACTCTTCACGTCGTCGCATAGTGGTTGATTCTAGACAATACTCAATGATTGCATCTTCATGTACTTGTGTAAAGTATTTTTTAGAATTCTTGCTTCTTCTAATTCTTCTTCTGCGCTTTTTAGGACTCTTCGTCGAAGTCGATGCCGTAGTCATATTCTTCCTCGTCTTGGAGGAGAAGGTCATATGATTCGAAAACGTCAATGATATCTATAGCATGTCGTAAAAGATGTCTTAATGTCTCATCTCCATAGAATGCCTCAAGTTCATATACACCCTTTAAATGGGTCGTAAATCGCTTCATAATGACTGAAATCTCTTTCAATTCTTCATCATATTCTGCGATTTGTTTTAAACTCTTCCACGAAAACCATACCAGAAATACATTAAAAGTTACTGATAATAATAGCATTAAAGATAACATTGCATAAATCATATGACCCACTCACCCTTTATATTCTTGGCTTTTCAGCCTTTTCTTTTCTTCTTGAATAGATTTTTTATTTTTTTCAATATATTCTTCTACAAAAGAGCCAGTCTTTCTCTCGGCCTTCTGCTTAGTTTTTTCAATATAAGTTGGGATACTGGGTACACGAGTGAACGTAAGAGACTCGCATGCAATGCAGGTCTCTACAAGTTCAGTCATTGAGTGCAACAATTCAAAATAATCATCACACTCTTCACAGTAGTAATTATACCTCGGCATCTACCGACTCATCTCCTTCAGTGTCGAATTCCAAAACGGGGGGATTCTCCACCACAAGGCCGTCGTCTGTTTCCGTAAAAACAAAACCTTGCAGAACAGGCGTGATATCACTTTGTTCCATTAGAGATTTTTGCAGGGCGATCATAACAGCACCCAAAGCTTGATTTGACAATTGCATTTAGATAAACTCCTCTATTAAATGTTATACCTATATTATAACACCCAATTTACATATTGTCAAGGAAAAAACTTGATTATTTCATTTTTTTATATATTTCTTAGCCGCCTTCGGAATATTTCATTACAGTTGTTATGGGGATGTACAAGCTTTTTTCTCCATTCTGATGGCACCACTTGTTTATCCTTTCCCACATATCTGCATCTCCGGGGTAAATCCGGCCTTGCTCTATAGATGTCCTCATCCTAAAGGGTATTTTATCTATGCGCCATGATGCCGTAGAGTGTATCAACCTACACGGCCTTGGGGGTAAATTATTGTAATGCAGCATTTGAGGCACCCTATCTTGAGGAAACAGGGTCTGTTGTCTTGCTTGATTAACATAAAAAGAATTAGTGTAGATAAACATGCTTTCTGGAAAGTTATAATATCCCATTTTTAAAATATCCAAATGATAAGGAAGCCACTCGTCGTCATCATCAAGATGGCAATGTATCTGAAAACCTTCTGCAAGCTCTAAGTTTATGCTTTCATTCGTGGCGTTTGCTCCGGCGGAGCACCACAAAGAGTGTCCTGTAAATTCTCCAGACTCTCTTTCGGCTGCTATAGGCAGATTTACGGCCGTTATTTTGTCTTCCGAAAGAAACCTAGATATCTCTTCAAATTCTTCATAGTTTGTGTAATGATCCCCCACAAGAAAAACTTTCCAGTTATCATACGTCTGATTTTTTATGGAATCTATTGCTTTTTTAATTTTTTCTTTTGTAGTGCCATCTTCCCTATTATATGTTACCATAGAGATGGCGAATTTAGGCATCTCTGTCATTTTGTAGCCTCCAGAATAATATCTAGGTTATCGGGATAACCATGTCTTCCACGGTAGTCTATATTGGTTAATTCTTCAAACTCACTCTCGCTAAGTGGAGCATCAATTACCTTGGTAAAGCCTATGTTGATCAACTTTTCATGCAAATCTTCAACTGAATAGATATATTTATGGCCGTCGTTGGTTGCGAACTTGCCATCCATGTACTTTAATCCAGACATGGCTTCTGCCATGAAAGCAAAATTTAAAAATCTTGTTCGGGTTCCAAATAGGCTCTTGTGACGCTTGTTAAAGTCGGAATCCCAATCGATATATCTTCTTATATAAGTATCCAAACTAGGAGTGGAGCACCTAAATATTCCGCCGGGTTTCAAAACTCTGTGTATTTCTTGCATGATTTTATATCCATCAACTTCATCAAAATGTTCAACAGCGTGCTCGAAAAATATAAAATCAACACTGTTATTATCAAAAGGAAAAGTATGTAAAAGATTGATGAACCCCACATCCGATGATCGGGGCCTTAGATCGTAATTTTCCCATCCGGGCAATAGATTTGCACCGCAAGCTAAGTGTATTTTTCTTTTATTTTGTGGCATATCCCACTCCTGTTTTTCCAAAATTGTTCCCATTATAAAACATAAATTTTCTCCCCTCATAAATAACAACATAAGGATAAGCAGTCATATCACTATCCCACCCTTCTTCTGACCGAGGTAAGACATTTAAACCCTCTATGTCCCACCTAATTCCATCTAGAGATGTGGCTAGTCCTATCTTATAGCTGCTATCTGATTTTACTCTGTAGTCTGTGTGGCCTCTGTGAGAGAACCACATATAATATTTTTTACCTTCTTTTATTACGCTTGATTGAGATATTGCGGCTATATTATTTTTCCGAGGAATACAAGTAATATTTTTGGGATCCCAATCGATTCCATTTTTAGATTCTGCATATTTTATATCATAAAAGGACTCTACCTTATTTCCTACTTTTTTCCACTCTCGGCAAGATAAGTACCACCCTCTCCAAATATCATTTTCCACCATAATAGAAATGGTTCCTGTAAAGCCCGGTTCTTTATGGGAAGTGCCAAGGACAGGACCAAGAGAATATTTTTCATATTCTTGGCCGTCGTTGCTGATTGCCAATCCTATGGTGTTGTGATATGGGACATCTTGGCGATTGGTCCACCCTATATAAAAAAGATATTTTCGATCCTTGTAATTAATAATTTCGGCTGGCATGACACCTGCTTGATCAAAATAGCCCAGATCGCCTGGATGCAGAAGGGGAGATTTACACTCATATAAGATGTTAGAAGGATTACCGGCCTCTACATCAAAATACATAGGATAACTTTTATTATTTACCCGATTGGAATAGAAGATGCGCCAATATGATGGGTCACTGCTATCAACTATTGGCAGTTGTGACCAATGGGGGCTAAATATGTTTCCCCGCTTTTCCCAAGTCATGATATCACCAGTTAATTAAATATAAGAATGCCAAGGTCGGCTGTTAACACCACAATAAGGATCGAGATTCGAACCTAAATCTAATTGTATCACATCATCACCAAAAAGTAAATAGTTTTTTAATATTAAATTCTTAGTCAGTATAGAAGCCGAATAGAGGACAATAGGATTCTTTTTTTGAGATATTGAATCTGATAATCTTTCTTGTATATCGATCTCGTGCTCCCAGCACTTTACAGAGGGAACAGTAATAATCTCGTACTCCTTGAATAGCTTTAAATTTTTTAGATGTGCTGGCCCGACCAAAATCAAGGGCCTTTCACTCTTATTAATCTCTGCAACAATGTTCTGAAAATTTCTCGCAACAGTCGTCCAGCTCATCAATGAAGCGGGAATTTTATTTTTAATTTGGCCGGACAAGTAATTGGTATAATCGGTAATGTGCATTTTTGCGTTCCAGATCGTATTCTCCTGTAAGCCGATTAATAAATTGCCACCTTCTTCTGTCATATCGACCAGTGACTGTAGGTTGTTTGATAAGTGCTCAACATGTTCGGGAGATATTGATCCATTGACTGACTTTTTAAAAGCCATGACATAAATTTCACCGTCGCAAATTCTGACTAAAGAAAACGGTTTATCACTTTTTAGTAAATCTAATAATTTTTCGTAATATGTGGCAAAGTCTGGCATTTCTCCGCTTGGAAATGACATCATTTTCCACTTGTAAAAAGCCTGATCTGACACTGCTCAACGACCCCTAAATCAATTAGATTCAGTAAACCTCAAAAGATTTTTTATCTTGAATCTTAGCAGGAGATCCCATATAGAACCCACCAATTTCAGTATCTTTCGTAACCAAAGAGCCCATTGCAATCAAGGTAGATTCGCCAACACACAATCCGTCGCGCAAGGTGCAATTAACTCCAAGCCAAGAGTTCTTGCCAATATTACAGTGTCCGGACATAACTACGTGAGAAGTAAAAAATACGTTATCTTCTATTACGCTGTGGTGCCCTATGTGGTTCCCACTCCACATTACAACGTTATTGCCGATTTTTGTAAATGGCTGTATCGTATTATCTTCCAAAATGAAGCAGTTATCACCGATCTCATTATTGAAAATGGTGGCTTTTGAGCTGATATAACTACAAAAACGATACCCTTTCTGTAAGCCTCTATTATATATTGCTTCTCTTGTTTTGTTCATTTGTATTCCCGTCATAGGCGCGAATAGCATGTGCTCATTGGGATCATAGATATCCTCTAAGTTGTCAAAATCAACCAAAGGTAGTCCTTCAAAACTTTCAGAATCTCGGTATTCGCTATCGACTGTAAATGCCACTACTTTATAATTAGTATAATCTTTGTCGTTATCAAAGTAGTACTTTGCCAATTGTGCCAAATCTTTATTTCCAAATATAATAATTTTTTTCATTTGCGCAAGTCCTTAAAAACGTAGGTTGTGTATTCGTAAAGTCCATAATCATTTTTGACAACAAAGTATCTAGAGATGTTACTGCATAAAAATGTTGCCAATTGGTCCATACTAAGATGAAAAAGGTCGTCCCTTTCAAAGTCTACCGCTTTTGACATCACATTAAAAGCAATACCACAGTTGACTTGAGGCCAGATATTTTTTATAAAAGTTTCGAAAAACTCTTTCATAGAAGAGAAGTCTAGATCCATTTTTACCGTGAATATTCCATTCATGATTATAAAATCGTAATTTCTTGGCAAAGACTCGCTCATTACATCTATTTTATAAAATTTATTTTCTTTAAATTTACTAGAGGCTATATCGATATGGTCTTGAGATATATCGGCTCCCTCATAGGTGATGAGATTTTTTTCAATTAAGCCACTGTTTTTTAAAAAATCTAAAAACATTCCAGTACCACAACCTAAATCTAAAATAGATACGTCACTTTTATCTTGAAATAGTTCGGCCATTGTATTGTATCTTTTTAATAAATCTTGACGATTGGGCCAATCATGTCCCAGATGACCGTCGCCATGCTCCTGTAAGCATTTTTTATAGTGATTGGATATTTTTTTATAATCTGACATACTACTCCAAAACATAATCATTTAGCGAAAATGTTGTCTCTCTCATGAGCAGGTCGATTATGGAAAAATAATTAAAAGGCTGATTTGTCTTTATAAAACTAAGTTCAATTCCTAAATCAGAGAACTGCTCTTTTGTGTACAGCTCTTTACCGCCGATTGAATTGATATAATGTGTTGCGCCTAAGTATTTACAAATGTTAGCCAGCTTTTCTTGAAATTTTCCATCAACAGGAATATCACTAGAAAAAACAAAGTCTGTTTTTATATTCAAAAAACTACTCGTAGACATTAGGGAATCTGAAGAAAGCTGACTTATTAAGTCATGGTCGTTGTCCAGAACACCTCTAATTAACCTCATTGTCGAATCGAAATTATTACTTTTGGCATATCTGCGATTCAATGTCTTGAAAAATTTAATTTTCCAAGAAGAATATTCATTTGAAATTTCTATATCTTTAATTAAACTATCTCTATTTCCCTTTTTCACAGGAACACTAAATAAGTGCTTTTCATCAGATAGGTCAGAAGCACTAATATTATTCCTATTAATCCATCCACGCCGAATATATTGAACATCATCTAGAATCACAAAAGTATCCACACAATTAATCATCTGATAGTATCCAATATAGGGAAATAAGTATGGCTGCATTATAGCTAATTTCATTTTAGAGACCCGGCGATTGATTCACAAATGGATTCTATTTCGTAATCCGAAAGGTCTGCATGAAGGGGCAGGTTTATTATTTTAGAATAAAGCTCTAATGAATTTTCATGATTGTTTAGGGGGTAGTAATATTTTTTAGCCTCTATTCCATTGTAGAGAAAGTAGTCCACTTCTTGAGGGCGGTCGTACATTAGTGGCAAATTTCCATAAACAACCCCGTTAGAGTTCTTATAAACACATATACCTGACAAGCTTGAGACATAAGAGATGAATTTTTCTTGAACCCGTTTGTGCGCCTCTATGTCATATCTTTCAATATGTTGTAAAATAGCTGCCGCGCTGACATCTGACATTTTAAAATTAGAACTATATGGGTTACTTGTCCTTTCTCTGGAAAGTCCATTAAAGCCGAAGCCCAAGATTTGATTTATCTCTTCTTTGTTTTCTTTGGCTATCACAATGAAACCGCCCTCACCAAAGCCTAAATATTTAGTATGATGCAGAGAGCCAAATGCAGCGTCACCCAAGTTGCAATAGTTTATACCCTCAATTTTACTACATGGTGAAGATGCATTATCTAAAATAACAACCTTATTCATATTTTTAGAAATGTCTAAAATTTCACCTAAACTTTCAGGATGTGTGCCGAACAAGTTAGTTAGAAGGATTATATCATTATCTCTAAATATGTCCAAGTCAGCAACTGGAATAGTGCCAGTTTCTTTATTTATATCAACCAATAAGGGCTTCAAGCCTCCCACATTGCAGGATGGAAAAGTATAAGATGGACTGACTGCTTTTTTTAGACCCCTCTTCTCATAAAAGAACAAAAGAGCGTGTAAAGCCAGAGTTCCGTTGGCGACACACACGACACACTTGTCGGGGTGGATTTCTAGAATTTTTTCTAGCTTTTTTTCTAAAGCAAACTTAACAGGGCCGCGATTAGTATATTGATTAGTCTTTTGTGACTTTTCCAAAATTTTAGAAAATAACGAATAATCTATTTTTTTATTTTGTATGTATTTTATCATAAGTCGTCACCTTCTTCTCCCAAGTGAAGACTAATATCTCTGGGGATTATGTTATCCAAATCGCTGATCGAGATTGGAAGTACATCATTATTTCTTCTCTTAGCTATCGCATATACCGTAGATCTTGAAGATCCCACATGTCTTATACCTGTATGATTTTTCTTGATACATTCTAGCACTAATGGAGAAATAATATCTACATAATCTTTAGAAGTCCACTGATCGACAAGTGCTTTTTCGTAAGGAAATTTTTTTCCATAAAAGCTAGTCCTGATTACCAGAGAATTATCACATGTTCTTACTAGAAGCTCTGCAGCTGCTTTTGTTTTTGCATAGTTAGACAAAGGGTTTATGGGGTCATCAGTTTTATAGTTCCCCTTTTTTCCATCAAAAACATAGTCTGTCGAAATATAAACTAATCTTTTCTTATACTTCATACACGCATGCAGAACGTTGAAAGTGCCCAAAACATTAATGTGGGCTGCGAGTAGGGGGTATTTTTCAGCCGTCTTGACATCCGTAAAAGCAGCACAGTGTACCACAGTATCACCTTCAAAATTTTTGATATTTTCATCAACTTGACAGCCAACTCTAATATCACATTCATCTGATGATGGGCTGATAAATTTGATGTTATATTTTGTGGAATCTAACATCATTTGAGAACCTAGCGTTCCAGAGCCCCCGGTTAAAAGCATGTTCTCAACTACCATCTAAAAATGCCATACTTATGCTCAGGTTCCCATCCTAAGTCTCTTAGTTTTTTAGAACTAATAGAGTATCTAAGATCTTGGCCCCAGCGGTTTTCTACAAACTGTAGTTGTTTACGATCTTTCTTGTGCCAAGATAAAACCTCGTCTACCACTTCAAGATTAGTGAGATGATTTTCAGCAGCGATATTGAAAATTTCATTCTTCACTTCTGCGTCTATGATACACAATAATCCACTAATATTATCCTTAACATATGTCCAGTCTCTAATATAAGATCCATCTCCATGAATGGGAATCTTTTTTCCTCGATTCAGACTGTCTATACACTTAGGAATTAATTTTTCTTCATATTGTCTTGGTCCATAATTGTTTGCACTTCTGGTGATAATATAATCAATTCCATATGTTCTCGCATAAGATAATACTAGCATTTCTGCAGCTGCTTTGGTTGCAGAATATGGATTAGAGGGACTTAACTTATCTTTTTCCGTAAACGATCCAATTAGTCTGTCTCCATATACTTCGTCGGTGCTAATGTGTAAAAAGAGGGGTCGATTGTACTTTGGTTTACCCCTCACAAGCTCTAACAAATTATGAACTCCAAGAATATTACTCCTGACAAAAGGATCTGTGTCTCTGATAGAATTATCAACATGGCTTTCAGCGGCAAAATTAACTATTACATCACAGTTTGGAATATGGCCAAGCTCACTAATATCTTCTCTTAAGAGTGTATAATTGGGGTTGGAATCCCACGGTAACTTTTCGGCAGCCGCATAGGTCATTTTGTCAATATCAACTATCTCGTCTCCCCTTTTCAAAACTTCTTCGACAAAGTGGGAGCCAATAAATCCCCTACCGCCAGTAACAACAAATTTCATTTTAGACCTCAAAATGTGAATTTAAATTCCCTATCGTATTGTTCCCAAGAGATACCTTTTTTATCCTTTTCAGATATAATAACATGCTTTGGCTCAATAGTCAAGTTTAAATTTATTTTTTTATCAAATATGTCGATGCATCCTTCGCCCGATTTGTTGTAAAAGCTTGTACATTTATACATTATAATCGAATCTTGTAGCGATTCGAACCCGTGAGCAAATCCGGGGGGGATCCATAGCATTTTATTATTATTTGAACTTATATGAAAACTAAAAAGCTCCCCATAACTAGGAGAACCTTTTCTGATATCTAAAATATGATCAATTATAGAACCCTTAATAACGTGAACCAACTTTCCCATTGGCTTATCCCACTGATAATGCATCCCTCGGATTACACCCTTTTGGGAATAGGATATATTATCTTGAAGAAATGGCAAGTTTATTTCTTTGGAAATTTTTTTTGAGAAAGATTCATAGAAAAAACCACGATGATCGTGGTGCCTCTTTACTTCAAACAAGGCATAGTCTTTATTTTTCACAATATTACCTTATGAATCTTATCGTTCCAAATTTTAGAAAACAATACATGATCATTTAGCATTTGCATATCTTCCTTATTCTCTCTAGAGCTATGAAAGTTTGCAGACTCATCATGATAAAAATAAATATCTTTTCCAAAATACATCGGAATGTCGCCGTTTTCAGCAGCTCGTAAGCAAATATCTGTGTCTTGTAGATTTTTGGACATGCTAGGGTTTAAGCCTCCGATGCCAATAAAGTACTCCAAATCCCAAATATGCAAAGCACCGGTCACAAAACACATTCCACGGTCACAGTTGACGCGAGGGTCGTCAATATCTGCAAATCTTTGCAAGTGTCTAGGAGAGAAGCGCATTGGAGATCTTTCGATCTGTAGCCAATTACAGCCACCAAATTGAACAGTTTCTCTCCAAGCTCCGTTGGTCATCTCTGGAAAGACTGAAGTGATATTTATAGTGTCCAGTTCACCATTTAAAGACATTCTTTTAGGAGGATATACTAATTTAGATCCAGAAACAACAGATCCCGATTCTCGATGTCTTTTAATAAATTCATCAAAGTACTCCTCTTTGGCGCACCATAAATCAGAATTCCATAAAATTATTTCTTTACTACCAAGGGTATGACATACTTTAGCTGCAATGTTATTCAGCATAGAAAAATTAAAACCCTTTTGATTATCAACTCTCAAGTAGGATAGCTGCCTTTCCACTACGATGGACTTAAGGTCTGCAGAGGAGCGATCATCAATGACAATAATGTTTGCCTTTTGATTTACGTTGTGATCACACAAATTCTTTAAAGTGATGGACAATAGGTGCTGATCATCACGAATTGGTATCAAAAGTGATGGTCGGCCACTATCCCAATCATCTTGGGGGTGCCACTTGCATTCGTAAGTTACATCCTTTTTTTCAAAAGAAGCTTTTTCGTCAATAAAATTTTTCAGAACCAGCTCTTTTTGGACAACAGAAAATGAACTTTTTATCGTGCGTAAATCTTTTTCAAAAAAGTTACACTCACAGAATGATTTCAGACTCATTTTCTTCTCCGATGGAATTAACTGCGTCAACAAAGAGAGAGTACATCTTTTCTTCAGTAAAGTTTTCTCTCAAATGCTTCTTCAATTTCGATGCTGTTCTGCGGAATCGGGTGTTATCTGTGTATGCTTCTCTTAGAGCTTTCTTGAAACTCAACTCTCTTGGGAAGGCCCATTCCGAGTCTTGCTCGATTACACCCTTCCATACCGCTTCGGCTTGGACTGGGCGTAGATCATATTCTACTTCTTTAAATAAAGGCTTGAGTTTTCCATTTTTTTGCTTTATATAAAGGAAGTCTCTTTGTCCAGACCAACCTATGCACACGACAGGCAATCCATTGTAAGCTGCTTCAAATAAAGGAAGGCCGTATCCCTCACCGTGAGTCGTAGAAAT